TCAAATCCCTCTTTGGGATTAAGCTTGGCTCCAAGATACTCCGACATCTCCTCAGCCCTGATTCGTGAGGATACGTTTCTGGTAACAAGCTCCTTCTGATGTTTGGAGTAACTATGACCGACGTAGCTTTCTGCAGCAAAGAAACTTATCATACTTTAATGTCTAACCTTTCTCCGAACTCCTCATTCAAAGCGTTTACAAGCTGGGAGCGGTAACTGTTTAGGTCCTGAATCTTTTTAGCATCCGCAAGGGTGTGCGCCCCCTTCTGAACTGTCTCTACCAGATAGAATATCTTAATGTTCGTTATGCTCAGTTCGTCAATAAGTTGTGCTTTTGTTTTTTTCATTTCACCACCCCCCAGACTGAATTAGGTGCTGTAAAGAAAGTCTTGATATCGTTATTCCTAACAAACTCATCCACGGCTTGAGCAACACCAAACCTAAGATACCCAGCCGCCAACTTCTTGGTTTTGTTAACATAGTCGTGACCACAGAAAACCCCACCAGCCTTCATCTTGGGATACCAGTCCTTCAAGTCTCTTTTAACCCCCTCGTAAGTATGGTCTGCATCTATATAAATGAAATCAAAGAACTCGTCCGGATACTCCTTAGCTACGTCAAATGAGTAACCCCTGTGAATCTTGACAAACGGCTTATCTGACATCTCTGCTTTGAAATTTTCGTACTGGGCATCCAACTCCCCTTGCGTATAGAGCATGTCGTTGTGGGCGATAATCTTATCATCCAACCAACAATCTATAGCCACCGCTAATTTAGGTCCATGCTTTATCAATTCCTTGAAATTCCCACCATCCCGTACTCCTATTTCGCAGATAGTGTCCAAGCGGTACTTAGACATAAATGGCTCCCAAATCCTATAACGGGGTCTGCTTTGTGAGATTTCGGTGCTATGCAAATCTTCAACTAATTGCTTTAATTCCATATTTTTCTAATATCCGTAGAAACCTTTCCGGCACTAAAGGTGTGTACAAAGCCAAGTGCCGTGGCTTTTGTGGCTGGAAATGAGCTACCATTAAAGGCTTATCTACTTTGGGGTAAGTCTTAACGTGGTAGTAGATAGTGAAGTTGTAGGTTATGTTTATCTTCCTGCATCTTTTCTCTATGCTTGGGTCTTCTCTTAGAAGTTCAATAAAGGCTGTCTGCTCATTAAGATGGCGACTGTACATAATCTCATTTGTTCTCTCAAAGATATCCCTAGCACTTTTCTTAAAGAAAAAACTCCCAGCGTTCCACATAGAAGTCCAGCCGTGGTTTGTCCACAGCATGTCCTCGTCAAAGTCTAAATTGAAAGGCTGAAGCTGAAAAGCATCGTGGTCGTGAAACCAGTAGGTGTCGTCCCCTATAACGCCGTCCTCAAACAACCTAAGAATCATAGGAAGTTTGCTTGACCTGTTCCCATCATGAACGTCATACTTCCCTTCTCCCACTACATAGGCTTTAACCCCGCTGTACTCATAAGGGAAGTTCATAGCCAGCATCAAATCTTCTTTCTTCCACCCAAGGTCCAAACTGTTATCAATCTGCACCTTGGTCAACACTTCGTACTCCGTAGGTTTTACGGGTACAAACTTCTCTGCTTGATTGTAGTAAACTAATAAATTCTTCACTTCTTATTCGTAACAACATATAGCCTATCGTGCATCTTAGGATCTCCATTTGCAAGTAATGCCGGTATAAAGAAATCGTACTCAGAAAGCTGTGCACGCATGGCTCTGGTATGCCTGCAATCCTCAATGATGTAGATAACATCTTTCTTTAGAAGAGGCATGAGAGTCTTGCATAGAAAAATCTGGTCGTTCACATGGTGTGACGCATCATCTATAACAAGGTCTATATCAGACCCAATCTTCTCTATCAACTTCTCCACCTGACTTTTATCCCGCTCATCACAACGGAACGTCTCTAACCTCTCATCCTTAAATACAGCCTCCTTAGCTATATCCGCCCCGTATACCTGAGCATTGGGAAAGAAATCCCTCCACATCCTAAGGCTCGCCCCTATAAAGTAATTAGGAATAGCCTTGAAGTACCGCCTGTTCCCTACGCCAAATTCAAATACTTTCTTAAAGGACTGGCGTTTGTCCTTTAGAAATTCGTAATAGAACGGGGTGTACGTGTGTCCTATCTGTGGACACTTGTCAGCCCCATACTTGAAAGCTAATTCACATAGCTCTGTTGGTTTAAAGTCTTTTGGCGACATACAAACTCCTTTACATCCAGAAAATTACTAAGAACTGTTGTGGCTGGTTCCACTTCTGTAAAATCAAATCTATACTTAAAAAGAGGATAGATGGTGGAATAATGATACTCCTTGTCCTTGTTAGCGTCCGAGTCGTGAATGACAATAAGCTTGGCTAGGTTGGCAAGTTTCTTTATTTCCACTACCCGTCTCTCTGAGGGAGAGTGGTCGACTAAAACCACATCCCATTCCTTCTCTATGTAAGGCCAACACTGATCCCAATCTTTAACACACACATGCTTGTGCAAGTCTGTTCTATAATACTGACGGCAGATATAATGCCATTTGTAGTTATTCTCTATTGTTAAAAGGTTTCTGCCCTGAATCTCACACAGCCAATGAAGTACAGGAGTGCTGGCAAATCCCGGACCTAGTTCCAGTACATCCCCAGTTGTCCTTTTCATAGCCTCAAACAACACAGGTAGGTGGGTGCTATATCTTATTGAAATGTTTACTTTGTAAGCCATAAGGGTTCGATATCCTTTCTGAAATAATCCTCCCATTGACTGAGGGAGTAAACCCAGCAAGCTTCGTTATTAGATGGGTTCTCGGGGGTGCCGTTGTTGTGGGTTCTGGGAAAACTCCTCTCCTTGTGGGCATGCCACGTGTTCTTGTTGACCATCAGTTTCCCCCCAGCCTTCCATGTTTTAAAAACCATTTCGTGGCTATCCTGATAATGGGGACCGTAGCCTTCGTTTTGCAGTTCTCCAATAACGTCATCCCACCACTTGTGGGGCATGAACCAGCAGGAGCCTTGCATAGCCATGGATTCCTGAATAGGCTGACTGTCGTCCCCGGGGGCTTCAACACCCGAGAATTTCCGCACCCCCTCGCTCATATTTACAATCTTTAGTTTCATAAAATCCACAGGGGGAATGTCCATAACCTCCCACTTAACTGGGTCTAGGAAGTACCTACGAGGCGTTACAATCCAGTTTGGTTCGGTCTGTGAGGAAAGTATCAGGTCGTACCTATCTCCGAAGGTCTGGTGTTCATCTGCCCTTAAAAGGTACTCTCCACGGGCTATCCTTACCCCTGCGTTTATGGCACGCCTCATGCCTACGTTGGAACCCAGATAGACAGGGCGCACTCTGTCATCTCTTATAATAGGAGTTTCTGGAACGTATCCGTCGCAAACTGGGATAATTTCAAGCTGGTCGCCAAGCCCAGACTGGGTCAAAAGGGAGTCTATGGTCTTGTGCAGCAAAGGGTCTTTATAGCTTGGGATAACTACAGAGACCTTCACAGTGCCTCACTTACTTTGTGTAAAAGGGCAGAGTGAGCACTCTCCATATCTTCATAGGAACCCTCTCCACCGAAAATTTCTATAAACTCAAGTTTCATTCCTCTAGCTTTAACGATATTAGGCGAGGTTCCGCTACAGGATATGAGAACAACCAAATCCCCGGGTCGTGCATAGGTGGAAAGCTGAAGACTGAAAGTATTTTCATATCCGTAGTCGTTGGCAATCATGGTGAGTATTGACGAGTTGCTGCTAAGACAGTGGGCTTTAACCCCCTTCTTAAAAAGGTCTGTTGCGAAGTGTTCTGCGTTGGCTGCGCTGCCTCCGTTGCCACAAATAAAGACCATCTTTCCTAAGTCCCTCTTGGATTTTATTATTTCTACTATTTCTTCTTTAGTCACTGTATATAACCCTTGAACCCGAGGGTTCGAAACTAAACGGAAGTTCCCTAAGCTTTAAGGCTTTCCTTATCGCATCTTTTCTTTCAGGGGAACTGAAGGTGAGAAGAAAACCGCCACCACCAGCACCTGTTATTTTACCACCTACTGCCCCTGCTTTAATAGCAGTTTTGTAGAAACCGTCAATCTTTTCGTTTGTTACCCCGGAGGAAAGGCTCTTTTTCATCTTCCAACTCTTGTCTAAAAGCTCTCCCAGCGCCATATAATCACCTCTTAGCAGTCTACCTCTGGCAGTGCTAGTTATCTCCTGAATTTTACCTAGCATCTCGGTATTTTTAACTACCTTGCGTTCCTGCTCTCCCAAAACGTCCTCAGCCTTTCTTGTAGTACCTGTAAAAAAGAGCATCATCCAATCATCCAAGCCCGAGCCTGTCACCTTACCTCCCAAGTCCACGCCCCTTGAGCTAAACCATAAAAATCTAAACCCCCCTAAAGCTGTTATGTACTGGTCTTGCACCCCTATTGGCCTTTTTAGTATCTCCCTTTCTACCTTGCAGGCCTCCTCAGCCAACTGAATAGCGGAAACCTCTTCTCCCTTGTAGGTGTGAAGAGCCTTCAAAAGCCCCACTGTAATGGAGCTGGAAGAAGCCAGTCCTGTTCCTGCGGGCACATCTCCGATGGTGTAAACCTCTAAGCTTTTATCTATCCCGACAAGTTTCATAGATTCTCTAATAAGGTCGTGCTTAAGGTTATGCGTGTGGCTTACAGTCTGAATGTGGCTACAGGAAACCCTGACCCTTCTGTCCTGACGGGATTTTAGAATAACGTAAGTGTATTTATTTATGGCCGCAGTAATCACACAACCGCCATGTTTCTCATAGTAAGCGGGAAAGTCTGTACCCCCGCCAAACAGACTGATACGAAGAGGTGTTTTAACTATGAGCATTTAATCCTTTCTCTAAGTTCTGTGGTAGAAAAGTGATGATCTCTGGTATTGTAAATTATCTTTATCCCACGTTTCTCGCATATTTCCTTGCCAGTAATAAACCCATCTTTATGATCTGCTCCCATTATCCTGACATCAATATCCAAAAGACTAAGCAATTCCTCCAGGTCTTTCTCTGTTTCATATATCCTGATTGCATCCACATATCTGCACGCTCTCAACATAACCTGTCTCTCCACTATAGATTGAATGGGCTTGTTTTTATCGGGCCTGTCTTTGGATGGGTCAGTTTGTAAACCAACGGTTAAAAAGTCACAAAACTTCTTGCACTCTCTTAACATAGAAACATGTCCTGCGTGGAACAAGTCGAAAGCTCCACAAGTAAAACCTTTTATCATTTTCCCCAATTCTCCGGCCAACTTGGCACGGGACTAAATTTTTCTATCAACCAAGAAAGGGGTTTCTTCATCCCAGGCTCCTCGTTATTCATCCAGTGCCTTGCTGTATAAGCCCACTGCTTGGGAGAGAGCCTGTTTGTCTTGTAGGACTTACTGTACATCTTGGAGATGTAATGTCTTTTGGTTTTTTGAAGGTGGGCATACCAAGTTCTTTTGTTTACCTTTATCTCTCCGTCGTTTAGCCAGTATTTCAAACCTATCTCTGCCTGATCCCCTATAAAGGTTCCGTAGGTCTCCAGCCTGTCATCTAACATTCCAACATGTTCCATAAAGTACCGTCTGTTTGCAAGCCAGCAACTTCCCTGAAAAGCCATTGTATCGTCTATCTCGGTACCCCCCTTTTTACCCCAAGCGTGAACGAACAGCCCACACCCATTCTCCGCAGGGTACTCAAAGTAGTGGTAGTCTCTTATAGGTCTGCCCTCATTTCTTTGCCAAAGGGTGTCCTCAAGTGAGTAACGCCTCGGTATCATAAGCCAATTCTTGGCACAGCTTTCGGTAAGTTCCTTGTCAAAGTCGGGGGCGAGAAGGCAATGGGAATCCAGTTTCATTACAAACTCTCCCTCTGCGATAGCAAGTCCTGCGTTTATAGCTCCACGCATGCCTAAATTTGTAGGGGATTTTACTATGAACACTCTTGGGTCGCTGGGGATGTCATCGGTTTCGTAACCGTCTAAAACAGGAATAACTTCAACGTCGCCTACAGCATTGTCCAAAACGGACTGGATAGTCTTGCAGAGTAACGGGTCTTTGTAGCTCGGTATGATTACCGAAAGCACGGATGCTCTCAATGTCATGACATCAGTTTAACACCTAATCACAAAGATGTCTACTTAATTGTCGTAATACAAATAAACCGTGCAGGATACATCAGCGTTGTTCTGTGCTTTGTCTGCTGTAATAGTTACGTCCACTGGCCCTACCATCGGAATCTCAAGCGGATGTACTGCAGTTGAGCCCCCGTACAAGTCCGCCCAGTTGGTCGTAGTCTGGCTGGGAGACAGTGAGCCTTTGCTGTACACCGTCATCCCGTTCTTGTCAGCAACGGCAATAGTATAGGTACTTCCATCCTGCATATCGCCAGCCGTAACTGACACGCCCTTCAAATAGCCCGACACTGAAACATCACTACCAGTGACAGATGTATCCCCCCTGTCTATGGTTAATGGAACTGCGTAAGTTCTTAACATAAACTAATTATACTACTTATTCCCCAAAAAGAACATTTTCCTGCCCTGAATGTTGGCTAGGAATTTAGATATCTCGGTTATTTCCCTCTCGGCATGTTGATTTAATTTATCTTCTCTTTGCTGGTTTAGAAAATCCAGCATCTGCGTTATCTCAGTAACATTCCTAAAGTGCCTCATGTCAATCTTTTTGTGTTTCTCTATATATTCTTTTTGTTCTTTGAATGTCATTTTACGCTTATCTCCGCCTTTCCTGTTGCAGCAGCACGCTGTATCAACTCAAGACATTGTAGCAGGGAAGTCTCTTTCATGTGATCACATATCACATTCCAATCGGCGTGAACAGGGATTCCAAGCTCCCTGCACTTAAGACAAAAGGCCATATCGTCGGAGTGTTTCATAATCCCATACTCGTCAAATGTGTCCTCAAAGGGAGCCCATTTCTTCTCGTACATCTTTTCTATGACGTGCCTTTTAACAAAAATACATCCTGTTCCTAGAGCGTCTACTTTCTGCACTCCTTCTCTTTTCTCGGGGGCGACGAACTTAAAGACTGTTTCTTTGGGGTACTTTTCCATATCTAAGTCGAAAACGTGAAAGTTAAATCCCCGGGGGTTCCGACCCGGATAAACCCCCCCGCATACATCTAGGTTACGGTCTAGGATGGAAAAGGGATTTGTGATGGGAAAGGTATCCTCATCAAACATTACAAGCCAGTCCCAATCCCCTTCTATGAATTTCTTGGCTATCTTGTTTCTGTTGTTTGGGATGGGTCTTGCTACAGGCACGAAAAACTTAAACTCGTACTTATCCTTGTACTCCGCCATCCAGTTAATAAGCTGGGTCTCAAACCCTGTGTGAACTGTTCCAATGTTAAGAAGGTTGACCATTACACGAGGTCGTGTCATGGCACGATTATACCCCAATCGGGGGAGAAATCAATCTCCCCCGAAATGAGATTACTCCTCGCTAGGACTAAGTGAGGGGCTTGCGCTCGGAGATACCGACGCACTTGGAGACACACTAGGCGATGCAGACGCACTAGGTGAAACGCTAGGCGAAGCACTCGGAGACTTACTCGGAGACATACTCGGTGACGCACTAGGTGACACAGACACACTGGGTGAAGTGCTTGGTGAAGCACTCGGCGATACACTAGGCGACTTACTAGGCGACGCACTAGGTGACACTGAAACGCTAGGCGAAGCAGATGGGCTTGCACTGGGTGATACGCTAGGCGACGCACTTGGAGATGCGCTGGGAGATACACTAGGTGATGCGCTAGGCGATACGCTAACGCTAGGCGAAGTGCTTGGAGACGCACTTGGCGATACACTAGGCGAAACGCTAGGCGACTTGCTCGGTGAGGCGCTCGGAGAACCCGATGGGCTCACACTAGGCGATGCACTTGGTGAAACGCTAACGCTTGGACTAACCGAAGCACTCGGTGATGCCGAAGCACTTGGAGACGCAGAAGAGCTCACAGAATGGCTTATGGGAGCCATTCCAAGGTCTTTCGGTCTGAAAGTACATATAACTGTCATTCCAGCCAAAGTTCCGGTAGTTCCTGTAATGTCCATCCCTATCCTATCTCCAGCCAAAAAATCTGTTACAAACGGCTGGGTAGTTCTCCAGTTTTGTGTTGCAGAAACCAAAGTTCCTGTCTGCACCGTAGCGGCAGTTCCTTTCAAGTTAATCGTACTTGAAAGCAAATCGTTACCATTCCCTGCAGTTTCCGTATGCCGAAGCTTTTCCAGCATCAGGGTAACAGCTCCTGCATCAGCACTTGCCGTGGTGTGCACTTCCTGCACCTTAATGAGTTCGCAATCACAGGGAACAATTCCTATTGTCCTGTCAGTAAAGGTTGTTGCACCATAATACTGAATAGTAAAGATATCCCTGTGGTCAAACTTGATATTTTTCCTTTGAATCATATTACACCTCCTCTCGAATTAAATAACTTTCTTAATCGTCTACAGGTCTAAACTGCAGACACACTACCATGTTGGCACAAGAAGCAGCAGAGCCAGTGTTGATGTGTGTTCCAACCCTGTTTCCTGCTTCCCAGATGTGCATGTCGCTGGTTGTACCGATGGTTCCTTCCTGCACGGTATTTATCGCAGCCGTAAGGTCTATCCCGGTAACAACGTGGTCTCCATTACCCGAGGTCTCCGTGCTTTGCAGTCTCTCGATTGCCAGCGTTCCCGCTTGTCCTGCAACAGTTCCGTGAACCTCATAGACTTTTACAAGCTGTGAACGCACAGGGCAAATTCCCACTACCCTGTCGGTAATACCAGCTGTCTGGATACTTGTTATCACATAAGTATCCCTTGCATTTACATCAAGATTTCTTCTATATAGAGCCATTTTTACACCTCCCTTCAAAACAGGGCTCCTCGTAAAAGGAGCCCTAAGTAAATAGTTTTACCCTCTTTCGAGATACTAGTTTATAGGTCTTTCAGACCCCTTAGATTTATTGTACGTCTCTAAGGAAAGCGTGAGCTTTAGGAGCATCTGTCGTAAGGTCGGCATACCAATAAAGGACTGCCTCGTACGCATCGTATCCTGAAACTCTCGACAAGACTGCACCATCCCTATCCATCCAATTCCAGTCACTCATCTGCATTATTTCTAAGTGATTTGTGTCCACGAAAAAGACAGTGTTGGGAGGACAATCCGCATCTGCTACCCAAGGAATACCGTTGTACTCAAGGGCTAGCCAGCCTCCATCAAGCGTCATGGTATTGACATACCTCTTATCTGCCACCACAAGGGCTGCATAAGCATCTCTTAGTGAGTGGTCGGATAGAATAAGGTTTGTTTTACCAAGACCATTTTTCTCAACGGAAGTAAGACCTGCCTGAATGAGATCCAAGGTTATATCCCTCTTTGTTCCACCGTTTGAATCTGTGGAACATGTAGAACACTTCCAGTACGCATATGTGGTTCTTGAGATATTATGAAGAGTATCCACGTAAGTGTTGTCGTCTATAATACCTTTAAGCCCCATCATTTCGTATGACCCTACTGTGGAACCAGCATCGTATCCTGCACCAGATCGTACAATGTAGTCATTGTCGTCAATAGCGGTATCCAACGCCTCACCCATAGTACACTGTGTTGAGGAATCTACGGTAGTGATTGCTACTGCCGTATCGTTTAAGGCCCCATCAGCATCCTCACTACCATATATATCAATTTTCATTCCGTCCCAAAGATACATTGTTCCGGGGGTGTCGACAGTAAGGGTTGTTCCCGTACCAGGATCCCCGTTAACAAGACAGCGTACTGCTGTCCCGTCATTGAAGAACTGGTAGTTAACCTCTTTCTTAAGGTCTGCGGTTATTCCTTTCATTTCAGACTCTAATGCTCTAATCATAGCACCACGGTCATCACGGCTGGCTGCGATAGTAGGACCAGAAACCTGAATCCTGCCTCTTATGTATTTCACATTACCATAAGGATTAGCATAGTCCTGATATCCTGCTGTCGGAAGAGCACCTTCCTCAGCACCTGATCCAAGACCTGAGTTCCTGCCGATATGAGTCGTGATCTGCCAGCGTTTACCTGAAACATCCCTCTCGTTTCTGCGGATCTTATTCATAAGAATAGTTCCGTTGTCGAGTTGGTCACGAATGACTGGCAAATAGTCAATCTTTAGAGCCTCGTCAAAATGATCTAGATTTTGAGCCGAAGTATAAGCCATATTTTTCTCACCTCCTTCTACAATTATTAAATTGTCGTTATTAGGAATTAAGAACGGTTAACAGCGTTTCTTGAGGCTTCTTCCCAAGTAGTAGGGGGTTTAGTTTCCCCCGGCTTTCTTGGTGCTTCGGTGGAGGTTCTTTCTGTTTGAACCCCACCGGACTTGCCTTTTATAGCTCTTTTTATCTGAGCGTCTACGTAACTATCCCAGTTCATTTTCTGATACAGCACCTCGGGATCATAGATCTCGTTAGTAGGCGACTGCATCTCTTTTAGAATCTTCAGTTTATCGAATTTCGGCAGCCCGTCACCCCCAGGATATTTCGTTTCAAGTTCAGTAAGCCGCTTGTCAAAGGCCTCCTGCGAGGCTTTGGCCGCTGCTTCTTTCTCTTTGGCATTTAATGCCTCCTGTATTACTGGGGATACTATTTGGACGATAGCATCCCGAACATTCGGATCAACGTCTTCTAAGAGCTTGTTCTGAGACACTGCCTGCTCAGCTGCGTTCTTATTCCGTTCCTGCGCCTCAGTTTGTTGCCGTTTTAACTCAGCCAACTCCTGAGACCTTCTAGTGAATTCGGGATGGAGTTTGTTGTACTCCTCATAGATTTCGTCTGGCGACAGTTCCCTGCCATCAGGGGTCTTGTACGTCTTAGGCGAACCTGTGACCTCTTCACTTTTTTCCGACTGTTCCGTGGGAGCTTGGTCCTTCTCTAACTTAGCAGGCTTCTTAGATTCTACTTTCGGATAACCTTCCTGCTTTTGTGGACTGTCCTTCTGGACTTGGTCTGCTTCTAAATTTTCTTCCATAGTTTGACTGCTTTCGCTTGGTCGGGATAATTATATCATGTCATGACCTGTGTCAACAATTATTTCTTTTTTTTCTTTACGATTTTGCTGCCGTATTTTGCGGTCCAGCGCTTGGCTATTTCGGGATGTTTTGCATACATGTATCTGCGTTGTTTAGCACTACGAAAAGGCATATACCTCCTATACTTTACCGTTCATTTCAAGCTCCCCGTTTATGTGAGCTTTGAATATCATGGCTGCCTCGGGGGTGGCTTGCTTGAAGGTTCCTGTTTTTACAAAGTCAATATGCCCCTGAGTATGCTGCATGTCTGCACCCTCTGTGGGTGGAAGTTGCTGTCCGTTCATCATCTGCATGTTTTCTTGGTCTGCGAGTTCCAACATGCTTGACTGAGGAGGCTGTCCGCCCTGTTCACCAGCATGCCCCGCCACCGCTATCTGAGCGTTGGTTTCTTCCATTCTTTGCTCTCTGGCTTTTTGGGAAAGTTCTTCTACATTAGGAAATTCAAACTGTCTTAGAATTTCCTCCGCTGGCAAAACCCCCATCTCGCCAAGTTTCATCATAGTCTCTCTTTTTGCTTCTAAGGTGTGGCCTAGCCAGCTTCCTATCTTCACAATGACCTCGTTATCCCCTGTGACAATAGTAGCTCCCTCCGGCTTTCGCTTTGCGCCCTCTCCTATTACCTTAAGATATTCCTGACCGTCTTCTGGCTCGGCTATTTTCGCAATCCGTGAAACCTGATACTTCTCTGCCACAATGTCCAAAATCTTCTCGCCCACAACTGATAAGAAAGATTCAAGGGAGGCGGTAAGCCCGGTCAAATTATTGGAATCCGCAGCCTGAATTGCTTCCAAAGTATCTCCGCTCCTTGCCCCTGTTGGCATCCTGCCCAAAGCTGCATCATGTGCCCCGAGGGTGTCTTCCAGATAGGCATTAAGCTCGTTTGTCACTTGGTCAAACCCTGCAGGCAGGGGATTCATGGTCATTTGCTGAAAAGTCCGCCCTTTGTTGATTTCAAGAACATCCCCCATTTCGTTTGTCACCACACCCGCTCCGTGACCCTTTTCTGCGATAAGACGGTAAACCAAAGCCTGATTCATGTAAGCGATCTTTTGGGAAAGCGCCCTGTCGATGGCTTTGTTTACGGGAATGGCATCTGACACCCATGCTCTTTGATAAACCTTAAGCGGGTTCATTTGTATCTGATAAACGTAAATCGGGTACTCTGTTTCTTCCAAATCTTCCTCTCTTAGCACTTGCGAGCCGGCATAAGTGAAAAGTTTGATTTTTCCGCCCTTTTTGTTCTTTTCATCGTCCCAAAGCAGAAATTCCTTAACTGTAATGGTAGGAATGACCTTTTCCTCGTTTATCCCGATTTCTTTGCGTAAAATCTTGGTTTTTAGCCTTGAAACCGCCAATTCGTCATCGGATTGAAGCTCTTTCCTCGCTTTTTCGTCATATCTTGTATCCGCCTTTACTTCCGCAAGACTTCTTACTGGAGTTTTCGCTACAAAGCGTGAAATGAGTCTTCCTGCATATAAATAGGAGCGTCTGTCCCACCAAACGTCAAAAGGGTCGTGTTGTCTGATACGAACCTGCCCAATTCCCCCTTCAGCCTCCTCATCCCAGTCAACTTCCACGATTCCTACTGAGGTGGAAAGCCCCGTATCCACAACCCCCGTCACCATCTGCTCCAAATGAAGCCTCCTGTACAAATAATCAAGAACCTTCCCCAGCTTTCTTGCGTTTTTGACCGTTTCCTCGTCGATATCCCCGGGGATTATCTCCCATTTGGGCTGGGTTCTTGTGACGTAGTTTTGAATTGCCCGTTTAGTAGAGCGGATTTTGTTTACCACCATCCTAACCTCGCCTCTTTTTTTAGGCGGGTTCACTTCCAGCGAGCCTGTGACGGTGTTTACTACAATGTAATGGTTTCCGATTTCAAATTGGTAGTTTTGATACCACTCAAGGTCGTAGTTTTCTCTGGATTTTTTGACATCCTCTAAAAGAGAGTCGCAATAAGCGATTCTTTGCTTGTCATCAAGCTTATCCCAGGGCTTTTCGTCTACGATTATGCTCATATCTCCTTAGCTCTCACTACCCTTTCTACCCCTGCCTCATCTAAAGTCATATAAGGGTCTTCTTCTATGCTAGGTGCTGGCTCGGGGGTTTCTTCCGGCACGGATTTGTACTCCTCAAGGGTCTTAGCCATGAGTTTCAGCTCTAATTCTCCACGTTCTTTTCTGTTTTGGTGGTCCTGATAGACAAGATATGCGAATTGAAGAAGAATTACCGCAAATAACACAAGTTCCATGTGATAATTATACCCCATTTCTAATCCAAGCCATAGGGGTCCATAAATTCATCAAACTTTGCGACCCCACGGGACACAATGTCTTGAAGTTTTGAACCTGATTCCTTAAAAGGCTCCGTTTCTACCTCCGCAGGAAAGGAAATATCCTCTATATCGGTGAGAGCGTCAATCATATCGTCCCTTTTTCCACGTGGAAACTTGAGGATTTGCTCTTCTAGGTCGAACATGTCGCTTCTTATGTAGACTTTTCCCCTCTCAAAGCGGGGTTGAAGAACCGACCTTATCCGCACCTCCTTTTTTATCTGAGGTCTTACTGTGATTTCTATTAAAGGAAGGAAAACGTTTCGTCTGTTTTCCTCAGTGTGAATGGGTGACATAATCCCTTGGGCTTGTCCGATGACTTCTATCGTCATGGTTTGGGGGTGCCACTGGGCATTTACAGAAAAAAGCTGTTCAATGAGTTCCCCCGTGGTCCACTTTCCGCTCCTTGTCTCCATAATCCACCAGTTATTTTCTATGTCCACTCCTACTATTATAATAGAAGACTCGTCGGCGTACTCGGATTGAGAGACTGCGGGGTCACAAACCGCAAACATATTCATTCCTCCGGGCGGACTGGCAATCCTTTCCCCGGGTCCGTAGTATTTGAGCATGCTCCTTTTAATAAGTGCGGATTCCTCATCAACTGGGTCGTTTAAATAAAACGCACTAAACACGTAAGAGCCTTGCAGGGATTTTAATTCTTTCAATTTCTCTTCGTTTAAAAGTTCAGGGAAATATAACTTGCCTTTTTCAAGATACGCCCCTCTTATATAGGAGTCGATTTCCTTTCCGTACTTTTCCATTATCCATGAATAAAGTTCGTAGTAGCTCCAGCGAGTACCTATTATAATCATCTCTCCGTCATAATCTAATAACGAGAAGGCTCTCTTCCACCAGTCGATAACTTTTTCTGCCTGATAGCGGGTGGAAGAATTCTCAAGGTTCACAAGGTCATCACAGATAATCATGCTGTAGTGCTGACTCACAAGGTTGCCCCCCACCCCCACTGCAGTAACGGTTGCTTCTTTTGTTCCAAGCCCCTTTCCTGTTACATCAAACTCATCTTCATTCCAACGAAGCTTAGGGTCATAAAACTCTCCATATAATTGAATTAAAAGTTTGTTTCTTCGCAGGTGGTCTTTAATTTCAGTTAAGAATTTTTGTGAATTGTTAAGTGTTGCGTTAGCGATTAAAATTCTTGCGTTCCTATCCTGACATATAGATTGTATCGATTTTCCTACGGTAAAAAAAGTAGATTTGAAACACGCTCTTGGGACAAGAATCATTTTAATTCTTCTTTCAGAATTCTTATACCAGCGAGTCCACTCACCGTGAACGTGATCTACTAATAAATCTTGTCTCTTTTTTTCTGATTCTAAAATGTACTTATTAAAAAAGAAAAGATCCCTAAGACCCTTCTCCTTCTTTTTTATCAGAAGACTTCTGTACAATTCCTCTTTGGGTGTCATAGTCAATCATAGCTTTCTCTAAATCAGCCCTTACCATTCCGGGAACAAATATCTTTCTCGTAGAGGCTAGAGTCACAAGTTTCCTCCAAGGCAAAGTAGTATAATCCATATCCGTCTTAAGCATCTTGTTATCGTAGGCAGGGTGGTATTCCACAAGACCCACACGGGATCTGGTAAGAGCATGTTTAGCAACCTCGTTTGGGAACTCTCTGGATTCTCTTGCGTCCATGATGTACCGCACCCCCCCGATAAGAAACTCTACTTTTTCATCTGAAGGATTATATAATCTCATAGGCTATGCCTTTATCCTTTCAACCTTAAAAAGGTCCTTTCTAGCTCTCTTATTGTAAACCACAATAGGAAGCTTCTTTAAATAGAAATACATGTTTCTGCTAAACTCTCGAATGTTAACTCTTTCCACCCTACCATTATATCCCAAGTCACGACATCACTCAAGTTTCCTTTCGACAGTAACGATAGTATCGTTGTGCAACCTGCCATGACAAACCAGCAGAACCTCTAAAAGCTCAAAACCCCGTTTCTTTCCCATGCCAATACTATTCCAACCAAAACTTATTACAAGCCCTCCGGGTTTTATCTTTTGTGAAAGCAGTGTTTTGGTGTTGCTGTAAAACTTCGTGGTAACCCACTTCTTATCCAACCTGCACCCCACCCCCTCGTAACATTCCATTATCTGCCTTAAAGAATAGGGCGGGTCATACAGACCCCCATCATAATTATTGTCGGGCTGTTGTTTCAGAAACTCTATCGCTTCCATGTGATATGTAGTAGGAGCTTTTGGATTAAGGTCGTTGGTAACTTGTGCGGGGCTGTGATAACCGGCAAAGGGATCAATCCACATTCCTTTAACAAACATTCCTTGACCGACATACCTACTTAACAGCTTCCTTATGGGCTTAATGGTAAAAGTCCACTTATTCGGCATAGCCCACACTCTCTCAATTTTCATTCAAGTTGGTCTTTCAATTCCTTAATATGTTTATCCAACTCTTCCTCTGTCATCTCAAGGTTAAGGTTTAGCTGTTGCTTGCGTTCTGGCGCATAGACACCCCCGATTTTATTAACTTCCTGAATGTACTTTAAGCGGGTGTCGTAATTCACGGTACCGTCCTTATCTACAGCATCCAAACCCTCAATTAACTTGCCCTCCGTGACGCTATCCGCCCCCAGGATACGTTTTTCCACTAAAGAGGCAACTAATGCTTCCCTAAAGTTAGGGTTAGCTAACTGCTTTGAAGTAAGAGACCTGGCCGTGTTAGCGTTTTTCACAGGGTAGAACTTTCCTACTGACCCAACTATATCCATCTTCTTGCCACGCTCCACCTTAGCTACAACATCCCTAATCACAAGATCCTGCTTATAACTTAACCCATGTGGGTTTTTAGGAGTTTTTCTAATTTTCATAGATTTAAAACCGTCCAGCTTACAGACAGGGCGCAAAACGCCAAAATTACTAAAACAACTATAACAGGAACAACTAAAACATTAAACCGATCAATTACGAACCCCCAAGCCAAGCAAAGCAAAACAATCCCTAAAGGTAAAAGAGCTATTACAATCATTTATGTTCCTTAACAACCGGATTATACACCGGAACCTGGTTGTGGTACTTACCTACATTACACTCGTAACAGAGGACTTGGAGGTTATCATCTCTATTATCACTGGGAATGGAGTTAATGTGGTCGATTTCCAGCAAGACCCCGCCCCCCGCTTTGGAACCACACAATCGGCAGGTGAAATTATCTCTCTCCATTATCTTGTATCTCCTCTTGGGGTTTAACACCCTCCTTGTTAGCTTCCTATGATTTCTCCACTTCTCCCTTATAGTTCTTATCCTGCGTTCCTCCGAGAGACTAAGAGCCTCTTTAAGGGTTCTTATCTTCCCCTGCCTTCTTAGGTACCTTTGAATACTCCTTTCTGTGATATTAAGATTTAAAATTTTTTTAATTTCCGGAGTCCCGTTTCCTTTTTCATAGAGAGAAAAAATATCTTCTTTAATTTTATCTAATTTAGAAATCACAAGTAAATAGTAACATTAAGGTCGCTAATTGTCAATATACGAAGTATACACTGTAAAAATTTGATAGACGATCCATAGTGTTGGGATATAAATTTTAATTATTCAATTGGACATCGCACTACCACCCCCCCCCTCAATGTCGTTATTTGATATAAAATACGACATCTCTGATGCTGTTATAGAGCCTTAAACTGTATGTAGCTAGTATGTTATATGATTATAGGTTACACACATACAATAGCACATATGACAAACAGACAACAAGCAAGCATAGATCACAATATATAAATACACCACACTATAAAACACAACACACCGGCATACATATTACATACCTATATATCATCTCTTATATGCTCTTCTACTGCTGGGGGTGTCAAGTTTTACCACTAGGCAACAGCTACAAGGTTTACCTTTGGATATTATTTCCGTATTATTTACTCTATACCCCTTGACAAGTTATCAATAGTATGGTACACTTTCTCTGTTATGTTAGTTTAGGCTGATATAACAAGCTCCTTAATAATTTAAAACTAGCAGAATAGGATAGCATGACTACATTCATTAGTCCCGATATTCACGGAAAAGATTATCAAGTCAGAGTTACCTTTATCGGCGAGCCTGATATTGAAATAATCACTAGAGAAAATGCAATTGCAAGGTTGGAAGCATTCTACAACCACACTGCGGAAACGCTGGACAGTTTAGGAATAGGCGAGAAACTGCGAACTAACTTTTCTATCTATGAAAAGATAAGGAAATAACCTTTAGGGTTTTGCTAGTTTTACCATTTATAGGTTACCGTACATGGCATGACTAAGGTCGTGCCGTGCGGGTAGCTTAGAAACTACAGCACATTAACAAGTTAAAAGCGGGTAGATTGGATTATATTATGAACAAGATCAAATATATTATAAGTACACCATATAGGAATTATTATGAGATAGCAGAAAATGGTGGTGTAGTTAAGTACAGCAACGGATTGGATAAAACCAATGCAACAGAAAAAGAATTATTGACATGGCAAGTGTTAGGAATAGCAGAATTATTACCCTTTGGCAATTTAGGTAGAACTATCCCATTAAGCAAGGCTGTAAAGATTAAAAACTTTAGCTTTAAGAATGGTAAACCTAAATATACCGGAGTTGATAAAGACCACGGAACTGTAAGGGTATGGGGCAACACTAAATATCATGGTATTGATAAAGTTTATTTAGCCTAGAGTTATTTTCACCCGCTTTGTAATTATAGGTTGATACTGCAAGTTAAACCTAGCTTGCAGTAATGAGCCTAAAATTGACAATAGAAGAGAGTAAGACAGGCTTTACGTTAAAGCTTTAGCTTAATGACTGGCGGTTGTGTACTAGCGAGCAGACTATTACACAACATTTGGTTATTAAATTTCAAAGGGGGTGAGTAACTTGAAAATAACAAGGTCAACATTTAAAAGCTTCATAAACAAGAACACCGGTAAGCTGTGGATAGATTGCAAGTCGGACTTCGATGGAATGGTGGACATGGTAACAACACACGAGGGACACAGTTTCCATCCGGTGCAAGCAACCGACAGAAACAACGATCATACGTTAGGAATTGGGGGGCTGTGGTTGGTTGGACAGTCAAGAGATTGGTTTACAGCGTATGAGAACGAGGTATTTACAGGCATTGAGGTAAGTAACTGCTGTGGTAACCAGGTGATAGCAGTTAAAAAGTAGGCTGGCGGGCGTGTCTTTGTGCTCGCCAGTTGGCAAGGGCACGCCGTAGACTTTAGTCAATAAGTTTTAACTGGCAAAGACGTAAGTCTTAGAAAGGAATACCTATGCTTAGTAGAAAAGAATTGATTGACTTATTAAGAGCGTGGGAGAACATATCAAAAGATGAGGGTGTGGACTTTCTCGCTAGGGGGGTGGCATTGGATATGGAAAAGGAAATCAAATCGATCCTGGGGCATTCTGGGGGCTTAAAATGCCATTCCTGCGGTCATGTAATGGAGAATGCAGACCAAATAGAATTCTTTGAAGAAGCAGGAGAGTGCGGAACATGTGAGCATGTCCGGGGAGAAATATACAGCGATTGGATAGCAATGGGTCGCCCGGAAAGTGAGGAAGAATGACAGTAATTATAGCGGTAGCGTGGTTTGTACTTTTAGTTTACCTGGGGAGCAGAAGCTAATGAAACACTCTAAAGCAAAGCTAAAGCTGTGGTACAAGTATCAGTTTTATTGCCCGTCTGATAAAAGGTCAGACGGGTTTGGGTTTGTACATTTCCCCGGCAAAAAGGAAATGGACAAGTTTATACTTGACAACAGGTTGACAAGGTGATAACATGCCAATAATGAACAAAGCTAAAGCTAAACCAGAATACTACAATCACAAAAAGTGGTACGAGAAAAGGAACAGGGAAATGTATTTAGATAGACAAAGTGGAATGAATGGAGTTGATTTAGTTTCAAAGTATAAAATTTCAGCTACGAGATTGTATGCAATCTTAAGAAGGGAGGAAAATGCCAACAAACAAAGAGATATGGGCAAATAAAGTTAAAGAGGTGGTGCCGAGTGAAGAGATAGAACTGCCTGAGGCGGGAGCGTCAATCACTTTCAAAGTGTTAAGTCCATTGGGGTATCCGGCTTTACTTACAGCCAGGGACTCTCACATTGCCTCATTGTTTGACACTATAGAACAGGTTGAGGCGCATTTGAAAGAGAAAGGCTGGTTGCCGGATAAACAGATCGTTGCAAAACAAATGCCCTTGCCTACAGGTGAGAAATGTCCCAAATGTGGATCTGATTTAGTTAGGTTTGCGTCAAAGGATGGTACTAAGTCGGGGGTGAAATGCTCTACGGGCAAGTTTGACTGGGCAACCAAAAAGACAATCGGGTGTGATTATGTGAAATGGGATGACTCCGACACGTCTGTAGCAGGTGGAGCGACACCGGCACAAAAAGCCCTATTAGAAGCTAAAGGACTGTGGAAAGATGGAATGACTAAATCGCAAGCGTCTGAACTTATAAGTAATTTGTTAGGGAAATGAGGTGATTACCTTGGCAAAGAAAAAGAAAGTGGTAAAGAAAAAGGTAAAGAAAACGAAGAAAGGGAAAAAGTAGTGAGCATACTTAGCAGTCAGTCGAGAGGACTGCTAAGATATGAATATTACTAAAATACGCAAAGAGTCAAATGTTAACGGAGCCGACGAATTTAGAAAGTTTCTTATAGACCAACTAAGGGATTTGAAAAACCCGGACGGATCGTGGGGCACGATAGCCAGAACATTCAAGGACTTTATAAACGTGCATTACCAGCTGTTTGTCAACAGGCCAGCGTACCCAAGTGGACAAAAGGAGCTGTCCGTAAAACAGTTGCCGCAAGGCTTCGGAGGTTCGAATCCTTCCGCTGGCACCACCAAGGAGAAGAAATGACAGATAAAGGGATTGAGGAAAAGATACAAAATACAGTAAACAAAGCATTTGAGAATTGCTGGATAGATGAGAGGTCTAATATTGCCCATGTGCATAAATTAAGGATAGAGGAATTAGTCCAAGCCCTCACAAAGTTAGTGGAGGGGGAAGTACGAGGGTTCGTGAAGTATATGGCAGACCACCAGCGTACAGATTTCTATATTGACGAGTTACTGGAGAGATACCTATCCACCCTATCCCCAGAGCAGGAAGGAAACAATGCCACACAGAAATAGAAAGATAGAGGAGAAGGAACTAATAACAATAAACCCTAGAGAGATGACAGCTTTCGTAGAAGAAGGAGGGAAGTTTCTTTTCAAACCCAGTGCTGAAGAAGCCATCATTAAACTACATGAAACCATTGTCATGCTACAAGCACTTGAAGATCAGATAAAAGAAAGAATTGCAGATATGGGGGTGGCGTTAAACCCGAACTTTAAAGGAGTTAAAGGGGATAAAGTAAGTTGCATTTACAGGAAGTACGGAGCCAAGTACAAATACGACTGGAAGCTGAAAGAACAAGCAAAACCCTACCTTATTGAGAAAGTAAGTTACACAGTGGACACAGAAAAGGTAGATAAATACCTTGAAGCTGTAAAAGAACTGCCTGGTGGCATCCTAGAGGCTCCCAGAGAGTCTGTACTGAGCATTGTATACGAAGAATCATAAGTATATCCCCCAATATCGGACAGGCCTGCAGTCTGCCTGGTGTTAGGGAACGTACTTATGAGTGAACTGGAGAATCTATACAAACTAATTTATCAATGCCGGGAGGCTAATCTTTTCTCCGCAGTAGAGCGGTTGCAAAAGAAACTGGAACATGAATTACATAGACGTTAAAATAGACAAGCCCCTGTACGGTACGTTTGTATACATAAGGGAGAAGTATTTGAATCAAGCTAAAAATAGCGGCTGGCCGTTAAGAATAACTACACCACATGGCGTGGGTGTCATGTCTTACGAATCGTTCATGCGTGGGGCTAAGAGAATGGAGAAAGTGTTTCTAATCCCTGAAAAGCCAATGATTTTGTATGGCAATTTTGTAAAGCTTAAAAGCTCAAGAATGGAGGAAAATGAGGGAGATTAAATTTAGAGCGTGGATAAAAAACGACACTACAGAGGGGGTTGGGATCTTAATGCCTTGGGATTCCTTACAGGAAAGAGATGGTTTTTGGACGGAAGAGGGTTTGTATCTTATGCAATTTACAGGGTTACTAGACAAGCAAGGAAAAGACATTTATGAAGGGGATATTATTAAGGGGACTGTCAACTCAATTAGGAAAAAGGGGAGTTATTTGATTCCTGTTAAACCAATGGAAGTAACATGGGATTATGACTTATTAGCGTTCATCAAAAACTCTATATGGTACGAGCTGGAGGTAATAGGTAATATTTACGAGAATCCAGAGTTATTAGACAACAAAATTAAATTAAAGGAGGAACATGAGAATACTTCCGGGAAATAAAATTACAACAATAAAACCTGATGAGGTTAAACCCGTTATGGATTATGGTGATGAGACGTATGACCACGTTTTGTGGCTAGCCAAGCTGGACAGTAAACAGCTAAAGATCGTGGATGAGCTGTTAAAAGATTTGTGGGATGTAAGATGTTGGGAGGGTGTCAACAAACACGAAGTAAGAGGAATTTTGGAGGCATGGGCTACGAAGATAAACGACGCAGCCGAATACTGCTTTGGATAATGTACCCAGAATACGAAACAAATGAACCGGGTTGCTGTGGGTGTATCATATATGCGTTCGTGTTTTGGATGCTGTATAAATTTATAACTTGGATATTATGAAAAAGATAAGAATGTCCTATTCACTCATGAGCCTGTGGGAGCGTGGAGATACACAAGGCGTGATAGATACGTACTTCCATGTGGACAAAAAGACCACAAAGCAAATGGAGGCAGGCAAAGAGCTTCATAAGGAAATCTCAGATCACATTGTAAAGTTTAATGTGCTCCCGGACTATTTGAATTTCAGCGGGAAGCTAAGCGTACCCAAGCCCGAACAGGAAATCATTGTAGACTACAGTGAGATAGCTACCATTAAAGGAATAATAGATTGTTTGGATGAGCCTAACTTGTACGAGTTTAAGACGGGGGTGTCGGACTCCTTGGAATGGACAAGAACGTTTCAGATTCCGCTTTACTTTTTAATATGCGAGATAGCTAAAATCCCCATAGATACAGCTTACCTGATAAGATATAATCAATATAAAAAGGAATCGGATTACACTGTGGTGCATAACAGCAAAAGACTGAGAGATCAGGCAAGGAATGTGGTGGATACAGTTTCACCTGAAATTCATAAGTTTTTTACTGAGCAGGGACTTATTTGACAATTAAATGCACAGCGTGAGGGCTGGGGGGATAGTAGGCCAGGTATCGTGGATCACGAGGCTGTTGTGCCGTACACGGAATACCCCTGATAAGATTCGTGTGTCTTGCCGAATATACGGGAAACTAGGGCTTTCCTGGGTTCCCGTTTCAAATTCTCGCTCTGTGCGCTTAGTTATGAAAAAGACAGATAAGAAGAGGTTGGTATCTAAAATGGACACTCTGTTTTCGGAGATCATAAGATCCCAGGGGGTTTGTGATAGGTGTGGCAGCACCAAAAACCTTCAATGTGCACATGTGCTAAGCAGGAGGCATTTGCAAACCCGCTGGGATTTTGAGAATGGGCTGTGCCTTTGCACCAAGTGCCATTTATTCTGGGCACACAAAGAGCCTCATGAGTTTGTACGCTGGTTTGACGATAAGTTCGGTGGAAGGCTGTACGATGAACTGAAGAAACGTGCCAATAAAACCAAGAATTTCAATTACGAAGAAAAATACGCAGAGTTAGTTGCAATACGCAAGCAAAGTGTATAATCGCTTCGGTACTTATGGATTCCAAAAAGCCGAAGTACCTGCTCTTACTCCGGCCTAACATCAAGTATACCAGAGTCGCCACTAACATCAAGTGTCTGGACTAAATGGGAACCTGTGAGTACCGCTTTGTTATAAAACAATAGCCCGTCAGATTACTCCAACGGGCATTGTTTGCTTACTTTTTACAGAAGTAATAAACTGTATTCCGTAAATGAAAACATTACTATCATACAACTTATTAGCAAGGAAGTCAAGCGAGTGCCAAAGGGCTCGCTATTTTTGTGCTTGAAAACTAAGTCTCGCCTAAGATAAGTTTGGCAAAAAACTATCAACGCTTCTGAAAAAGGAAGGGAGAAAGAGATATAGTTTCAAATTCCGTAAGACAGTAAAACCACCGTAATCGGGTCGGGGGAGGACTTAACGTAGCTGTTTTACAAGACCAAGCTTGGTTTTTTAGATAGCGGCAGGGGGATTTTTTCTTATAAGAGGTGATGGAGAAACGTTTGTTAATAGAAAAGTTAATACGAATAGACAGGCTTCTCTTTTTGGGTGATAAAGATGGAGCTCATAATTTAATTCAATCACTTATTAAGGAGTTGTATGACCAGAGATCAATCAAAGATGGAAACATTGAAAAAAATTAAGGCGGCCAGCTGTGGAAAAGAAATCACTGAAGCAATACTGTATCACTTCAGAATGTATACAATCCCAGAGATGGGGGTGTCGATTGAGAAGAATCCCAGTCCTGTGGAAGTCTTTGGCTCTCCTTTATTAGAATCTAACCAGTCCGTAGGCCTTTCCTTTGGGAGCCAGGTTGTGTAAATACTTATCTATAAATCTAAGTACAAACACAATCACAATGGCCCACTGTTCATTTATTGCACCGAAGTAGACCAATGCGAAAGGAATAATTGCCAGGACTAAAAGTCTTAAAGGTTCTTTAATTGCTTCTTTAACTGCGTTCCAGTTCATGTAATCACCTCCTAGATAATTTTACTTAAACTATTTATTGCTTTTCTTATAGCTTCATCTTTAAGTAATGATTTCTTTTGTTCTGATTTAAGTTCAGTCTCTGTCTGTTCAAGTAGCATTTCAAGGTTTCTTATTCTTTCTTCTAAGCCCGGAGTAGGAGTTACTTCGTATCCGAAGGCTTTGCCTATTCCGTCTACTATAGCCTGAACTACGGTATCTTTTTTAAGAAAGAGGGTGTCATGATCCTCGGGAAATCTGTTGCCTATACCGCACTCTATAAGAACACAGGGCGTGTTAGCGGAAAGGTACTGCCACATGTAATAGAACTTGGTGTTAGCGTTAGACCTTTGAGGTTTTTCCGGTATTTTTGTAGCTGTAAAATAGATTGATTTTAGGGCGGCGGCTATCCTTGTGCTTTCTGCTGTAACGTAATCTACCGAATGATCCGGAGTGTCAATGAACCCCCCTCTGTCGTTGTAGATATCAGCATCATAATGGATAGCAAGAAACAGATTCCAATCCGTATTTACCACACGTGGATCCCTTTGTGCTAAAGCGTCTGTTTCGTAGACCTCAAACCCTAGGGTTTTTAATTTGGCGGATATGAGCGGAACTATCTCTGTTGTCCAGTCTCTTTCTCCCGGTGCTCCCGTTGCTCCCGTTACTACATCCTTATGCCCGCTTTGCAAACAAATGCGTCGTGACATGGATAAATTATAGCACCTGGTGGTCTGAAATCAACTTGATAAGACCGCCTACGATAGCAAGCAAAACGGCACCCCCCACCATGTTAAGACCGATAGCGTAAGGCCTGAAGGTTTCCATTTTAACATAGGTATTAGGAAGACAATCAAGGGTTTTTAATATCTCGTCCAGCTTTGTTTCCAATGTGTCAAATCTTTCGTAAAGTATTGCCATTTGTTTGTCTAGGAAGTTTATGCTTACCTCTTCGCTTGACATACTTTCCCCCTTTCTTCGCATAGTAGGCATAAATTTCCTTTAATGCACCCTCCAAGTAAGCAACCTTGTTACTATAATCAATAGCTGCTCTTTTAAGGAGGATGATTTCGTATTTAATGTCTTCAACTTGTTTTTTAACCTCTTCATACACATATATATTATCCTCTAAAAATTACTATGAAACAACCCGTGAGTGCCAACCTGCGTTAGCTTCCTCACGGGTCTTTGCCCCAAGGCCTACGGCCTATTAGAAATCGTTCATCTTTCTGACGTAGTACGGAATCCACTCGTAAGAGATAGCTGACAGACCGCCTTGGTCAGTCTGAATCTCCACGATAAGACCCGCTACCCACGGCATAAGACCACGTGTAGCCATGTAGGGCGTTTGGCTTTGGAAACACGACATCTGGACCGCCTCAATGTTGCGGTATCCGGGTGTGATGTTCGGGATGTGGTAGTGGCCGAGGAACAGCATGTTGGGCTTGTTCTCAGGCGATAGCTGTTCGCAGACCTTTTGGATCTTGTAGCTTCTGGCGTAGGCGACACCCCCGACACCGTGCATCAGAGCCAACCTGATGTTTTCTACGTCCACGAAAGCCAGAAAGTCACCCAAATAGGTCATGTCGTCCCGTTGCCTGCAGACCGCAGATACGACGTTGTAGCCGCTTGTTGCAAGGAACGAACAGTCGTGATTTCCCGAGATGACGTGGGTGTGAATCCCGCTTACCCTGGGATAATGCTCCGTAGCGTAGTCGGTCTGGGCATCGGCTCCGTGAATGAACAGCTCGTACTCGTGACCTCTGTAAATCTTTTCCCCGTCAACGAGGTCACCACAGTGAAAGATTGTCTCAATCTTCCTGCGCTTGCAGAGGCGGTAGAAGTCCCACAGGGCAGTGAGCTGCTGGTAGCGGCTGCAAATGTGCGTGTCAGATACAACTCCGAACCGAAACTTGCCTCCACGCCACCTGGTCAGATCTCCTTTGAATATCTGGCCTGATTTGGTGAGTGGAACCTTTGCGATGTAGTAGCCACGTCCCTGCACCTCTTTGAGCAGTTCCGAAAGCTCCGCATCAGCTAGAGTGAGCTCCTTTGGCTTCACGTTTGTGCCCGCCTTTCATTCGGCTCACCTCAGTGAGTATGGACCCGTCCATTCCGAGATCTTTCATATTCTCCTCGAGCATGGAAAGAACAGAGTCCACATCGTGTCCCTCATTCTGTAGGGACCTCATGGCACGCATAAAGTCCCAGCATGCCTGCCGCACGTGAGTTCTCGTCACTTCGTTCATTTTGCCCTCCTAGGCACAAAAAAATACTACCAACTATTCAATTGTCAAGGTAAACCACACACTTTATTTCTTAGGCTCATACATACGGGTAAATTCCTTTACCGCACCTTTCTTTTTAAGGAACTCTCCCAGCTTTTCCAGCTGGTCTTTGGTTGCGTAGTATTCCATCTCTTTGGGGTCAAAGTCCGTACCCTTAACGCCAAGAAAAGCATATAGGGATTTAATGACATCGGTAGTCTTCGGGTCTGCCAGTTTATCGGCTGTGAACACGTACCTTCCGAGTGCTGTAGTAAGGAAGTGGTATTTGTATGGGTCTATCTCTGCTACCGTCTGGCCTTTAGCCCCCTTCCTTTCGGTGTATCCGTAGAAATCTTTAATAGGTTTGGGCATGTGCTTAAACCAGGACGGGGCTTTCTTATAATCCTCAATCGGCTGGTCGAAGAAAAAGTTCTTGCCTGTGTACTTTTCTATCGGGTACTTAACCATTGGTGCTGTTGAGGACATCAGACCTTTAAGATTAAGCCTGTTTATATCTTCAATCGGAAGATTGGCTCCATAGAATATCTGCTCCCCAAGTTTTACCGGGAAACTTTCTTTCATATACTGGGGCATGTTAGCCCTTTCCTCGGGGGTTACATTGGAGATGTCTCTTGCTGCCTTGCCTACAGCTGATATCTTGCCTGGTTGCTTGACTGAAGCTTCCAGCATAAGTGGAATGTTATTCCTTGACCATGTATAAAAAGGAATCAGTCTTCTCATTACATTTCTTTCAAAAGGAGTGAAAGCCTCAGGCATGTAGTCAAACTGGTATTTAAATATCTTTTTCACAGCATCGTCTATCGTTCCGCCCTTCCGCAGTACATCCAGCGCAAGGGAACCTCTGTTTATAGTTTCAATCTGGTTCATTACTTTCATGGAACCACCGCTCAACGCACCTTTCAACCTGCCTCCACGCTGGGCAGCACGCTGTGTAGCTCTAGTTACTTCACCGAATACATCTACGTACCCACCGGCATTGATAGCCCCACGCTTACTTAAAGTATCCACCAGATATTTGTATGTCCCGGAGAAATTCTTGGTCTTTAATACATCCTCAGATCCCCCGCCAAGAAGTTTTCTGGCTTCAACGTACCTTTCAGGATTGTTTACTCCGGCCAGCCAGTTGTTAAAGATACCTCCCTTAAAGTTATTCAGGTGGAATGAGGGAAACAGTGCCGTAACAGAGCCTTTAAACTTGGTAAGAACCTTGTCATACAATTTTAAAACGGCTGCGGTAGCATCATCATTTACAAATACTTTGTTTATTTCCTGAAGGTCTCTGACCATGCCCTCCGGCACCCACGACTTGCTATCTTTAGACAGCTTTATTATCTCTCCGCCCACCTCTGTCGGAAGATTGGCTGTCATGGGAACGTACCTTACGCCATCTATCACGTTTACTCTGTCAGAGAAAAACCCAGGGCCTACAGTTTCTTTCATAAGATCGTCAGGCAGTCCAAACCTGTCTGCTACTGTGTCCCTCAATTGTTTAGCGGTTAGTGCCTTGTTTCCTGCTTTCATTCTGGTTCCAAAGGCTTTGAAAGCATCTTCTTCAAATAGGTTAAAGGGTTCCATTCCCTTTTGGGTAAGCCATGCCCTAAACTCTTTGTTTGATTCAGCCATGGTCTTTTCCATCTTTCTGCCTTTAGCAAAGCCCGGATTACTATTCAGACCGGGTACGTTATATCCTGTCTTTCCTAGAAACTCCCTGGCTTTGTCTGTAAGAGTGCGGGGTAGGTAGTTAGACCTTTGCCCAACTTCTATCCCTCTTGCTGTTTCCTTTGCTAACTGGTCTGCCAACGTACCTTGCATAAACGCTTTCGCTTTAGTGGCCTCGGGACCTAAGGATGTATTTTTAGAGAGAAATAATCTCTTATTTAGTTCTTTAATAGTTAAACCTTCTCCGCTTAATTTGCCTAGCGGGGTAACTGCCTCCTCCGCAATTTCTCCTTCATGAACTAGAGAACCTCCGTCGACAGAGGGTCTTACCTTAACCTTGGAAGGGTCTACTGCATAAAGATAGCCATCTGTGTTTAGCTGTGGTTGGCCCTTCTGTAACCAAACAACAGGTTTCGTTTCTTTTCCATAAGGTCTCGCTTTTAATTTTCCTACCTGTTCGGTTGGAGAAACATGGAAAAGAATGTTGTCTGAAGGAAGTGTTCCAGTTATATCTCTTTCCTCTAAAGCCTTTCTCCAGAAATCGTCTACATTGCTCGGCTCCTCTATAGCCTCCCCTATCGCTTTTCCTACCCCTTTCCCCTCTTTCTTCACCGTACCTGTAACAAGTTTATTTAGCATCTCCCCCATCTGGCCTTCAGTGTACCGCCCCTCCTTAAGTAGTTCGTTTCTTAGTTTTAAGTATGCCTCTGCTTCTTTCTTGGAGGTTCCACCCTTCATGACACGACGTGTCTTGCTAAACAGTCCGGCCAGCTCATCTGCCGATTTACCCAATCCCTCTGCTACGGGACCGACTACAGGAAGTTTAGTGGCAACCTTTCCTACCTTAGCTCCTGCTTTTCCTAGGACTTTCTTAGCTCCCTTAGCAAGAAACCCTCCGAAATATGTGGTAGGATCAAGCAAAACATCCCCTGCAAACCCAGCTACCTTGGATCCGATACCCTCTTTCATGCCCAACCTTTCTGTTAAGACATCCTCGTAGGTTTTCTTTTCTCCGTATCCTTGTAGTGTTAAACCCTCAGCTGTAGCTTTACCCTGTGCCTGTGCTGCTTTACCTACATCCCCTGAACCTAGGTACTCGTATACTGCGGGTGCCGTCTCTGCAGCACTTAAAAACCCGAACACTTTGTCCAATAGGGAAATCTTTTCTTTTGTTGAGGGAACGTTTAATCCTTTTTTCTTGGCTATATCAGAGAGTTTTTTTAACTCGGCCTTGTTAGATTTTATTCCTATATCGTAGTTCCATGCGGCCTCGCTTGTTTTACTTGTCTTGTATCTTCCGGCCATTTCATTTAATCTTTCCTTTTCCAAACAAGTTATACAAAGGAGCTAAGATCCTATCCATTCCGCTACTGTAGGCTGTTGCCAGCCCTCCCTGCCCCATGTTTTTAAATGGCTCCCATATATTTTTACCTTGCATAATCTGCTGTTGCGGAGGTTCGTATCCAGGTCCTGCCATAACCCGTATCTCTGTGCCGGACAGTTCCGGGTACAGTTCCATGAGTTTTTGTATGACTGCCTCCTTCTCTGTGATACCATCTGCCGCTAGGTTGGCTATGTCTGTTTTAATATCTACAGCGGTAGCAGCAGCAGTGCCTTTGCCTCCGCCCCCTCCTCCACCAGCTCCACCACCTCCGCCTTTTCCTGCTTGGCTGGCAGCAAACTTCTTCTCCTCCATCATCCTGTCCCACTCTCCCTGTACTGATGCTGCTCTTGCCATCTCCTCCTCTGCCTTAGCGTATAGGGCTTGTGCTCTTGCCTTGAGTTGGTTGGCACCCGCCTGAATTACTTCGTCTATAGTACCTTGATTCTGTGCTTCCTGAGTTGCTACAGTGCCGAGGGTGCGAAGGTTCTGGGCTCTGGCACCTGAGGTTAAAGCGTTTACTGAAAAGGGGTCTACCATTCCAGAGGTAGCGGCACGAATCTGGTTTGGGTCTGTTACCATCTGTCCCATTACATTTCCTACGTCAGTCGCCAGCTTTGACACCCCCCGTGTAGCTCTGTCTGCACGCACGGCTTCCATTACCTTGTCTCCGAGGGTAAACGCAGCCGACTCAAGCCCCGAGCCTTCCTTTTTGCTGGCTATTGCAGCCTCTTGGTATTCTTTAATTTTTGAATAATCTTGACTAGTCGCAGGCATTTCAATATCCTCTCAATGAGGACAAAGAAGCAGCCTTTTTGGCTCTCTCTGCCTCAATTTTTCTAATTTGTGCTCCGTATTCTGCTTCACGCCTTGCCAGTTCATCCGCTTGCAGTTCCTGTCCTGTGGCTTGTTGAGCCCTTATCCTCTCTGATTCTAAATCGGTGAGGGTGGTCTGGTCTGTTATGGGACTAATTCCCCTCTCTGTCCGCTGCCTTGCCAGTTCCTCTGGAGACTTCAAACCCTCGTATCCTGTTATTCCAAGAGTTCCGAAAGCCTGTTTCTTGGTGGCTTCAGCTTCCTCGGGACTTCCTATACGCCTTATTCTCTCATCTTCTGCAGCTTTTCTTGCAAGCTGAACCTGTTCAAGGTTGTATTTCTTGGTCGTTTCAAGTCCTGTGATTTCTGTTTGAGCCCGACGTTCAATCTCCTGTTCTTCCAAAGTCTTAAGTTGCTGTTGCTCCATTATCTTCTTCTTTCCTATGCCTGAGGTAAGGATTCCTGTCTGTATCTGGTTGGCTTCAAGGTTTTCAAGCCGCATCTGGTAGTCTAGTTTCTTTTCCTCCAGAGTCTCTGCTTTCGTTGTCGTGACATCAGCTAATTTGTTAAGAAAATCCTCTTGGGTCTCCGCAGTGCTTAAATCGTACTTTTGCAGGACTGCTTTCGTTTCCTCCTCAACTGTGCGGATTTCTGTAAGGATATCTTCTGCCGTTCTTACCTTGCCCTCTTTTATCCCAGCCTCTATCTCTTTCTTTTTTCTTTCGTAGTAGGGAGTTACTTCCTCAAGTGCTTTATCTAGGAAGGCCTGTTTCTCCTCATCAGTCAGTGAAAGATACGGGGTCAGTTCATCTATCTGACGGTCCAGTGCTACCATCTCATTTTGAATTGACTTTATTAGCGGATAAGAATACCCGCCCATAGCATAGAAGTAGGGCTCTGTGTCTTTGTAACCCGCAGCCTTCGCTCTTTTTTTAAGTTCGTCTCCTGATATTCCCCAACTTGCAGCTGCCTTTGATTTACTGTATGCCATATATGTTAATTATACTTGTTTTTTTAAGCAGATGAAACCTCCTCCCATGCTGCTGCTCCTCCAATATACATCTTATGTTCTGTAGTGTTGTAGTATATCCCTCCCTCAACATAGTCCGGGGCTGCTGCCGTAGTAGCTTGAAAGGGAATTAGCACTCCCTGACTGTTAATGCTAACTTTTATGCGGCTCTTGCTGTCATGCCCCTGAGTGTAGAAGTAAATTCCATACTCTCCGGCTGTTCCAAGAAAGAGGTCGCACCCTACATCCACGTAACCCCCACTTGCTGATTGAACCCCGTACTCTGCGTTATCCCACCCGCTGGAGTTAACTCCTATATCTAAGTACCCATCCCCTCCTGCTAGGGGTTCATCGTAGTTTTCTGTTGTGGTCTGGTCGTTTAGAAAAATAAAGTCTGTGGAAGCAGACGTTCCGCTGCTAATGTTTTGCATGTTGACAGCAAAGTAATCATCCGTGTCCTTAGTAAGATACAAAGATACCTGAGGGTCATTGTTTGTGGGAGGTATGTTATCGCCTATCTCCACCCATCCGTAGGTCGTGTCTATTACAAATACTTGAGTACCGTCTGCTTTAAATACTTTAACTACATCTCCGGCATCAGCACCCGATCCTACCCTTAGTGTCCTTGCTGTTACCTCATTAAATTGTGTCCGCTGTGATTGAAAAGTGGTAGCATCCCCCACAGGTAACATTCTTATCCCATACTCATCAAAGCCAAAGTCTTTAAATGTAGGCACTACTGTACTCCTTCCCTGTTCTCAGCAAACTTTGAGAGGTATCCTATGCTAAGGGAGTGCAGTTCGAACAGGTTATTCTTGGATGTTTCTGTAAGCAAAAACTTAATTCTTTTTCCTGACGCAGAGAACCTTATTATATCCGTAAACCCGTTCACTTCCCCCACTGGTATCCAGTCGTAGTCATCCACACGGTACAAGACTTTAAGTCCTGACAGGTCGTTGCCATGCACCCAAAGCTCCCTCCAGTCGTCTACTGTCGTAGCCCCCGAGCCATAGTACCATGGGGTTTCAACGTAAGAGCCGAAGGCCGCTGTGTTTTGTGCCAGAGAAGAGAAGAGTTCAAACACCTCTCCGTCATCGTTTCCAAAGAACAACTCTTTGCCCGAGGTTCCTATGAAAGTGTGCATGTTAAGTACGTTTTCTCCAAGCGATAGCTTTGTCCAGCTGTTTTGCAAGATATTGTAATCTAGAATCACGTTAGTAAGGCTTCTTCCTTCCAGAGTTATGTCTCCGATGTAAACGTACAGGTGATCGCCTAACACTTTAGATTTGATTGAGCTTAGGTTTGCGCTTGGTATCACATCCCAGTAGTCCTGAACGGCAAGCGAACACTTAGTGTCCTGACCTCCGTCGTACACGTACATCCCATCCCTTGAAGGAAAGAAAGTCCACGTTCCGTAGTCATCGATACCCTCATGAGATACACACCCGTGCCTTGATATCTGATATCTCTGGTCTGAAAGCGTGTGAATCCAGCAGGAGTTCTGACAACCTACGAACATATTCTCTCCGTTTCTTCCTACCCCTGATATCTCGTCATCAAAGAATATCCAATCGTTTGTAGTGTCCCATGTAATCGGGCTGGTAGACACCACCGAAGACCTGTAAGCTCTGCTTATGTAGGTAACATCATCCACAACACAGTTAAGAAGATAGATTCTTTCTCCGAAGGCTATGACGTACTTCGCTTTGGGGGCGCTGGTTACGTTGGTAGTAGTAGACCACGTAGTCCCGTCATAAGAGCGGGTAGCGTCAGCGTAGTTACAGGCAAAAGCTACATCCAGTGCAGGCGAGTGTGTGAACCTTACAGGATAGGTTGCGGTAAGCGCTTGGGATTGAGCTGTCCAAGTACCCGCTACATCTATGTATATGTCTGCAGTAGCAGCACCATCCACGGCTATAAGATGTTTGTGAGTTCCGTCTGCTCTTTGGAAATCGTACCCTCCCAGTATGTCCTGTGATGTCGTGACCTGAGCATTTTTTATCTCGTAATCCCCGGTCTTTTTTAAGACACCTATTTTAGATGTAGTGAAATTGTTGACTTCTAAAAGCTCCCCCTCAGTATGAAGGAAGGGGGATATGTTTCTATTTATTCCTCCTACCAAGAATATATCTTTGTATTCCATGTTTTAATCCCATTCATATAAATCACTGCCGGACTTGACCTCTGTATACGGCTTTGAAATTTGCTGCCTTTGCTGGGCTACAAACTCTTCGTACTCAGCCAAACCTTCCTTGAATAAAGTTTTATAAGAGTTGGCCTTGTCCTGATCTTTAGCAAGCCACGCCCTGTAAAGAGCATAGGATATAAGAACATCCCGTGCGCCATAGGGCAACCCGTGTTCGTCGTTGTCCTCTGTCATGGATGTAGGGTATGCCCAGTACCACATAAAAGCGTAACCTGAAGAAGATGTCGGTGTGGGTCTTAGTATAAAATTACTTCCCCTTATGGCTATGTAGGGGGTGGTTTCATAGTAGTTGGTGTCGGGGTCTCCGAACGCCTCGTTTATAAATGTAGCCTTGTAGGCATCAGTAGCTGTACTGCTACTGTAGTTCACGTCTACCCTGATAAACCCCATGAATCCTGTGGGCAGGGCGTAATCATAGTCGCTTGCTGTTAGTGCCTGTGTAGTGTAGGTTCTAAAATACTCAGGGTAGAACTTGATAAGCTCTGTCGTAATCTTTCGCACCCCCCCTCTTAGATAGTTGCAGACTTGGTCTCTTGTTAAGTCCTTGCCTGTGGGGTCTCCGAAATCTTCCATTACCTCATCAGCCATAGACCTAAGAGAATCCTCAGTATATCCCGTACCCTGAACAGGAACGGAGAAGGAAGACAGCCCCCCAGTTCCGGCATTGTAGTACTTTATCTTGTACCAGGTAGATGAGGTTCCCGTGGTGTCGTTGTATACCGTTTCATCCTGGTCTAGTGTCAGGTCAACGGTAGATAAAAGAGTGTACGTTCCAGTCTCTGACGTAGCGGAATAAATCTTAGCCTGGTTGTATTTTATCTGCGCTACCGGGGTTCTTGCGGAGTGTGCAAACACAGGACCTGTGGAGTGACTAAGAGTAACGTTTGCTGTTACGCCTGTAAGAAGAACAATCTCTGTCAGCTCTTCCCCGGGCTTTCCAAACACAACGTAATCACTTGTAGCAAAACCTTTTGTGTTTTCTACTGTGGAAGAGGTTGCAGAGGCTGCTACATCAGCGGATAGTCTGGTCTCCTGATCCTCTAACTCGGGGTGGTTAATGTAAATCTGCATAGGATAATTATATCACCTGCTTTCCATGTAAGACACTTTAATTTTAGGTGGGTTGTCCTTTACCTTTGATATAGCCCTTCCTAAAATAGGTGGGCTGGGCGAGGGAGACTCTGATGGGCTTACTGATTCTGACGGGCTGTAGCTTGCACTATAGCTTGGAGAAAGGCTTGCGCTTGGGCTTACTGACGGGCTGGCGGAAGGTGAGGCTGAGGCTGATGGAGACACACTGGGACTGGCAGAAGGAGATATCGAGGGACTGGCTGAGGGCGACACAGATGCCGACGGAGAGACAGATGCTGAAGGAGAAACGCTGGGGGATACCGACGGAGAGGCAGAAGGACTTGCAGAGGGAGAAGCGCTTGGGCTTGCAGAAACACTGGCAGACACCCCAGCTGATGGGCTGGTTGAAGGACTAGCACTTGGACTCACCGATGGCGATGTAGAAGGACTTGCGCTGACGGAGGGGGATATGGATGCTGAAGGGGACACTGACGGGCTAGTGCTGGCTCCTACGCTGTCTACCTCTATTGCTATAATCCCCATAGGTCCTGTGCCCGACACTCTTGAAGCATCTACAGTGGTATCGTTAGTAGATTTGAACTCAAACATTCCATTGACCTCTGAGTACAGCCCCGTCTCACCGACCTCGACAAACCCAGCCCCAGGGTTCATCATTATACTGCCACTGCTTTCGTTACCTGCCCAGCCTATCGTTGCGTTACTAGTACTAGCAAACGCATTCAGTGTAGCTGTTACTACAGAGGGGTTTCCTGAAATCGTGGAGCTCTTTGCACTCTGTACCTTCGGGGTTGCGGTGTCTGTTCCTGTAAGCTCTACCACTACCCACATACAACAGCCCTGAGTCTGGCCTGCAAACCCGATCGTTAGTGCTCCCGCTGTTGGAGAAGCGCCGACACCCCAATGTAGGGTCAGTTTGTATGCTCCGCCAAAAGCCTGAGAGTCTATCTTAGTCCAAGAGAGATTGCATCCTGTAACCGTGGAATCGTTTGGGGTAGTGGAATACCTGCTTAGAGTTCCTACCATTACTACTTTGTTCGCTGTGGGTGTGATGGAGGCTGTGTTGTAACTGGAGGCATCGCTGGCCGTGCCCCCCATTGCAAGCCGTGAATAAGTTATAGCCATACTAATAAGTATACCCCCTTTTCACATAAGGAACATCCAACGTTGGTAGTTTCTCTTTAGCTTTAAGTCTTGACTTCTGCTCTCCTACCTTTCTTATAGCGTGTTTCATTGTAGGCGGTCCTGAAGGAGATACGCTGGGACTTTCAGACGGACTGACTGAAGGACTTTCCGAAGGAGACGCAGAAGGAGACACACTAACTGAAGGACTTATGGATGGGAAAATCTCACTTGTGCCGACTACCCACCAGTCTGCATACAACACATGCCCACCAGATGGAGGGTATACCGACGGGCTTGCTGACGGAGAAGCTGATGGAGACACCGAAGCACTGGGCGACAGGGAGGGACTTGCAGACGGAGAAACAGAAGGAGATGCCGATGGCGATGCCGACGGACTTATAGATGGACTGGCCGAGGGACTTGCCGAGGGAGACATCGACACAGATGGGCTAATTGAAGGGCTGGCAGAAGTATCTCCAGACGGACTTGCCGAGGGGCTTGCAGATGGCGAGGAAGACGGGCTAGTCGAACCCTCCTCTCCATATAGGATTACTTCTATACTGGTTTGATTCCATCGGGCACCATAGGACAGGCTTGCACTCATTGTCTGGCTTCCGGCAGTAGCCTTTAATATGTGCTGTCCAGAACCGTGTTGATAGGATTGTCCCGCCTGTGACCAGTCAAGGGTTCCACCTGATGTAGTCATGGTGGGGGTGGGTTCGCTCTCTATTGATGTAATTACCCAGCTGTTGGCATGTGTGGTTGTCAGGGCTAAAGACGCACTTGCACTACTTCCACCCGCACTTGATATATTGGTAGGCAAAATTTGAGCTACGTTATATAAACTGTAAATTCCATATGCATAGAAAGTTGATGCTCCGCTAAGAATTACATCGTAGGTCCCCACTGAGGGTGCCAAAAGCCCCCATATAGAAGACTTCTCATTATAACTTCCTACCTTCTCAACCAGTTTAGTAAATGATGCCCCGTTATAAGTTATACCCGATGGTCCTCCTCCCTGATACGTAGTGTAGGAAACTATCATCATTCTGTTATCGTTATCTCCCACTGTTATGGAGGTGCTGGAGTCGTTTTTAGTTGCTACCACAGACCCATCCAAACATATCTCCGAAGGCGGCGGGGTGGGACTGGCAGAGGGAGAGGCCGAAGGGCTGGCAGAAGGAGACTTGCTGGGGCTTGCAGAAAGGCTGGCGCTATAAGGTGCCGATAAAGATGGGCTGGCACTGTGGCTTGGAGACACGCTGGCGGAAGGACTTGTGCTTATAGAAGCAGATGTGCCCGTTTCATACCAAGTCTGTAAAACAGTTCCGTTATACTTCAGTTGATAGTTTGGAGAGCTGCTCGTACCTTGATTTCCTGCTATGTTTTCATATGACCCGTTTGCATAGTGCCAGTAGTTAAAGCCTACCAGTATTCCATCGTCTATCAGTCTTTGTAAAGCATCATATATTGTAGTAAGGTACGCCTCATGTTCCGCCTGACTTAAAATGGGAGAGGTTTTGGATGAATCCTTTGACCAATAGTCGCCCCACTCCTGTAGGAACACGGGTTGTCCTATCTTATTGTAGATATGTCTTATGTCAAGTTCTAAAGCGTCTGCATTAGCCCAACACTTATACGACTTAAAAGAACATTTATTTAGATTTCCAGAGTACCCGGACTTAACTCTTATAGTTCCGTTTGCAGCAGTTGATGTAAGGTGAAAATGATACCAAACGTCTGGGGTGGGATTGTGCCACGGTATAGTAAAAGTATTCCATGCGTTATTTACTAAACCGGAGTTAGATATTGTGTCTGTGCCAGTACTCCACTTAACTGAGTAGTCGGTGTGGTCATACATTTTAACAAGGTTATTCGAAGAGTCGTGGATAGTCATTGTCCAATCTCCACTGCCCTTGTCTACTACGTAAACATCTACAGTTTCGTTGTAAGCCATTTTTTCTGGAACATAATCTCTCCTTGTAGTAGAACTCTCAGTGATAGAAGTAGGAACGGTATACGTATCTGTACCGCTTATGTCGGTCATAAACCCATATCCGTCTCCACCATTTAAGAATCTTTTGCCTCTACCTATACAGTATCCGTAATGGTCTATGGGAACAATCCCCGGAGCATTAAACATGGCACCCGACCAACTACCCTGTACTATTCCACCTACTTGCTGAGCTGAAAAACCTGTATAACAAGTTATTCCTGCATTAGTACACATTGTGTCTAAGGCGGTTTTTAAAGCTGGCCAGAAGGTGGTATAAGTACCCCCCACCTCTAGCTGTCGGTGTTCAGGAGAGGTTTCTGGATATGGGGCCAGAATATCTCCGCTTTGGAACAAGGAGACATTTGTAGTCATCCAATTAACGCATCTATTTATCCACTGAGTGTTAGTCCATGTTGAGTCGTAAGGAAATCCATATAAACCGCCCTTCTCATAATAACAATCCGTTCCTCTCCATAAGACATTTTTTCCTACTGCGTGGATTTTATCGCACCATCTATGAGCATAAGCAGACGGCTCCAACCCAAAACTACTTCCTGTCTCAGCAATTCTTTCAGCGTTTGTATTCATGACTGTAGAAACGCCTATGTGAGTAACTGATGGGAAGTCTCTTACGATGGAGTCAATAACATTGTCTACTATGGTCTGACTATATGGATTAAGCATGTAGTCTTTAGTAAACTTCATCACGTCAATACATTTAAATGTAAAGCCACTGTATGCCATTACGATACCTCCTGATAAACCCTACAACTAATCTTGCTATCTAAAGCCTTGTAATTTGACAACCCCGATTTGTATCCAGTCAAAATGAAATCAGTGTTTTCTTCGGAGGTGTTGTCACTGTCCAAGGTTTCCCATAGTCCGGTGGTTCTATTGTATATTTGTAAATATACTGTTGAGGTAGAGGGTGCCAAGGTACTCATTCCCTCCCATTTAAGGTAACAATAATCAATAAGTACCACATCCTTGTATTGATGAATCATATATTTTAAAGAAGAACCTTCTTGCCCCACTCTGTAATCATCGCTTGAAAGTATGTAATAGTAATTCTGTTCCGTATACACCGTAGATAAAGGATCATCATTGGCAGGCAGAGCATCATAGGAACCTTTGCTGTAGTCGGTGTATGCCCAGCTGGGACTTATACTAGGGCTTACACTTACTGATGGAGACTCGCTTGGGCTCGCTGAAGGGCTAGCACTAGGGCTAGCGGAAGGGCTTGCAGATGGGCTGGCGCTAGGAGATACGGAGGGGCTAGCCGATACTGACGGAGATATGCTGGGGCTAGCGCTTGGAGACGCACTAGGAGACTCCGATACGGAAGGACTTATACTAGGTGAAGCACTGGGGGAAGCGCTAGGGGAGACGCTAGGTGATGCACTAACTGATGGACTTATTGAAGGCGAGGCCGAAGGACTCTCAGAAACCGAGGGGCTTATAGATGGAGATGCAGAAACTGTCGTGGCAGCTTTTATAGAGAATTGATGTAATCCGAAAAGATTATAGGTGGCGTTAGCGGCTGTATTTGTAACATTCCCTGTAGCCCCAGCAGATTCCTGCAGAAGATAGGATACCTTGACCGGCTCCTGTGCGTTTAGAGTTGCAATCTCAACCCAAGACCCACCGGGACTTCCTGCGTTCCATTCTCCTGAAGCATTGTCTATGTTTGCTACTGCAATAGCCCAAGCGCCGTCTGTTCCGGTTGTTATAGTATCGCAGACAACGGTAGCAGAGGGCGTTGCAGCATTTAAAGACTCTGTTGGAACAACGTCCCAAACATCTGCGTGTGCTCCCCTGACTAAAAATGCAACAATCGCCCAGCGGTCTGCACCGGACAAAGTATAAGTGTAGGTGTCTGGCTCAGAAGCACCAATCACACGGTAGTAAACACAAAAACCCAGCCCCCCAGCTCCGCCATATCCGTAGTCTAAACTCTCTGTTGTAGCATTAGCCCCGTTATTATCAACACAGGTCTTATCCCCTGCATTGTGGGATATGATAACAACAAGCAAATCCCCCGCAGAACCAGTAGGCTTAGTAACAGTCGGAGAAGCGTCACTTCCCGACGCTGTTTCTGTGTCAATTAAGCTGATGCCAGACGGGGCAGACGGTGACACTGATGGAGATTCCGAAGGGCTTGCACTCGGACTGGCAGAGGGACTAGCACTGGGGCTGGCTGAGGGTGAGGCGGATGGACTAGCACTGGGACTAGCACTTATAGAGGGCGAGATGGAAGGAGAAGCCGAAGGCGACGCTGAAGGACTCTCAGATACTGAAGGAGATATAGATGGACTTGCGGACGGACTAGCACTTGGTGATGCACTAGCACTCGGAGATATTGATGGTGAAGCTGAAGGAGACTCTGACGGACTAGCCGAAACCGAAGGACTTATGGAAGGCGACGCACTTGGACTAGCGGAGGGGCTTTCGGAAGCACTAGGAGAAACGGAGGGCGACGCAGATGGACTGGCTGAGGGACTTGCGCTGGGGCTAACCGACGGGGATGCCGACTCCGACGGACTAATGGACGGTGAGGCCGATGGGCTTTCCGAAGGAGACACACTCACAGACGGGCTTATCGAAGGAGATGCGGATGGGCTGGCACTTGGTGATACCGAGGGACTCTCAGATGGGGACTCGGATGGGGATGCGGAGGGACTTGCACTAGGACTGGCGGAGGGAGAGGCCGATACACTAGGGCTTATTGAGGGAGATGCAGACACACCTATTAAGACATTCCAGTAATCGGTATAGAGCGTCTGTTCCACGGAGCTCGGAGATACAGAAGGAGACTCTGATACTGATGGACTAACTGATGGACTGGCACTGGGACTGGCACTAGGGCTTGCCGAGGGAGATGCGGATGGACTGGCTGAAGGTGATACCGATATAGACGGACTTATAGATGGAGACTCACTAGGCGACTCACTTGGACTAGCTGATGGACTAGCACTGGGACTAACGCTTGGCGACGCACTAACAGATGGTGAGATGGAAGGACTCTCAGACGGAGAGGCGGACGGACTAGCACTGGGGCTTGCGGAAGGACTAGCACTAGGAGAAGCGCTAACACTAGGTGATATCGAGGGCGAGGCCGACGGTGACTCTGAAGGACTGGCCGAAGGTGATGCACTGGGAGATTCGGAAACCGACGGACTAATACTTGGTGAAGCGCTTGGACTGGCAGAAGGGCTCTCAGAAATGCTGGGAGATATGGAAGGAGAGGCGCTTGGACTGACCGACGGACTTTCACTAGGACTCGCAGATGGCGAGGCAGACACCGAGGGACTTATTGATGGGCTAGCGCTAGGACTGGCTGATGGAGAGACACTTGGAGAGGCCGAAGGACTAGCTGAAACTGATGGAGAGGTGCTAGGACTGGCACTTGGTGAGGCCGACGGAGAGGCACTCGGGGAAGCCGAAGGGGATGCACTGGGAGAGGCGCTGGGACTAACCGACGGAGATGCTGAGGGGCTTGCCGATGGACTGGCACTTACCGAAGGACTGATAGACGGGCTGGCACTGGGAGAGGCAGAGATAGAAACACTTGCACTTGGGGATGGCGACTCGCTCGGAGATGCCGAGGCACTAGGAGAGATACTAGGACTAGCACTGGGTGACTTGCTCGGTGAAACAGATGGAGATACTGACGGAAGTTCTTGCCTATAACTTACCATCGCCCAAACCGCACTGATGTAAGTATATTTGGAAGAAGAGGCCGCAGTTGCCTTAAATCCAATGTTCAAATCATCTAATGCCGTAACTGTCCATGCAGTAGAATCGTCTGGCTGGACATAGCATTGGATAGGATAAGGTCTTGAGTCGTGATAAACTCTCCAGTCATATACCTGAACTGCATTGGTACACCAAGTCGTAGATATAGGTGTTAGTTCCGCACCTTGCTTGACCGTTCCTCCAGAACCCACTTTAGCTTCAAGTTTTGTTCCTATCGGAGTAGCTGCACCAGAGGAAGCAAATCTCCAACCGACCTCAACCACTTTGATAGTATCGCTCGAAGAAAGCCCAGACGCTCCACAGGTATAAAAATCCTCTTCATTCTGTGTCTTGCTTTCCAAATAATCTGTTGCATCGTTTGGAGTGGTTTCATCCTCAACCGTATAGTTATTTGCATCCCCCGCAGACCCTGTGCTTTTAAGCCATGTATTCACACTTCCAGCACCGTCGGGTCGTATGGCAATTACTGTCTGAACGCCCGGCCAAGTATTTTCATAAGACCCCGTATTGTCGTTTGCTATTACGTTATCGAAATACCAGTCTCCCGATGCAGTTGCAGCGGATTCTATACACAAACCCATTTCGATTTCACCTGTTGCAGTTGCAGTATTTCCAGTTAAGGAAAGTGCTGTTCCTGTGGATACTGTGGTATAGGTATAGTCTGAATACGACTTAATTCTAAATTCTGTATCAATAGAACTTGCAGAGTTCCACTTTACATACATTCCAATTCGATACCACTGGCCTAAAGTTAAAGCAGCACTTGGGGAACCTATATTTGTATACGTTGTAGCACTCGTAGATGTGTAGTACGCCTGTATAGTTCTATTAGTATTAAAGATAAGTCCAAGTGGCGTGTAGTAGTTTGCATCTGAATCTTCTAGCAGAGCGACAGCATGAGTTGCATTGTTTGGAGCAACATCCATTCTCATATCAAACTCTACATAAACCGTACCTGCCTGAGTACCAAAACAAGCATATTCGGAAGAATATCTAGCGGTTGTGTCGTAACATCTTAGGGAGGCAGCACCACCGTTTTTAACTGCCGTACTGATAGACAAAGATACATTGGTTGCGGGGTTTTGATACCATGTCCAATGCTCGACACCTTGACTTCTTGCTGCTGTTGGTATGCTTTGTAATTCAAACCCTGATGTAAAAATACGAGCCATTAGGTAGCCTCCTGCCAAACTCTACAACTTATTACGTTGCTTGGATTTCTGTAATGCGCCGATATATCTACTACATTAGTTAAAATAAAGTCTGTATTAGCATCAGATACGTTGTCAGTATCCACATCATCCCACGTGGTAGTGTCTAGGTTATATATCTGCAATTTAACTATGGACGAGGAGGGTGCCAAGGTTGTCTGACCTTCCCACTCCAAAGTACAAGATGAGACGTTTCCCACATAGTTCTTAAACTCATGAACTATAAACTGTGAAAGCCCCGTCTGTCCCACTCTTACCTCGTTGTTACTGGATACGTTGGTGTACTCTTCCGCTGAGTAGGTATTTTCCAAGTCATCATTATTTGCTGGTAAGTCTTCGTAGTTTCCTTTTGTATAGTCTTGCCAGCCAGGACTTGGAGATGGGGACGCTGATGGAGATGCAGAGGCCGACGGACTAACGCTCGGAGAAGCACTGGGAGATTCTGAAGGGCTGACGGACGGTGATGCGGAGGGACTCGCCGACGGACTAGCTGAAGGAGAGACACTGGGGCTGGCACTGGCCGAAGGCGAGATGCTTGGTGATTCTGAGGGACTGGCAGATGGGGAAACACTTGGAGAAGCAGATGGGCTGGCAGAAGGAGACTCGCTTACTGAAGGACTGACACTTGGAGACTCTGAAGGACTGGCCGAAGGTGATGCACTAACACTAGGGCTTATAGATGGCGATACGGACGGACTAGCTGAAGGCGATGCACTCACGGAGGGACTAATAGAAGGTGAGGCAGAGGGCGAGGCGCTAGGAGATACACTTGGACTAGCACTAACGGAAGGAGATACTGAAGGACTGGCACTAGGAGATTCGCTGGGGCTAGCACTGGCTGAGGGACTGATAGAGGGACTGGCAGAGGGAGAAGCCGATGGGCTAGCTGATGCACTAGGACTAACCGAGGGACTGGCACTAGGACTTGCCGACGGACTGGCACTCACCGAGGGACTTATGGAGGGAGAGGCAGACGGAGAAGCGGATGGACTTTCTGAAACAGAAGGGCTTATAGATGGACTGGCAGATGGAGAGGCAGAAGGGGACGCACTGGGAGAAGCCGAAGCAGAGAACGACGGAGAAGCGGAATATCCTACCAGGTAGGTAGCATAACAGTCTATGGGGCCATTGGCATCACCCGGGACAAAAGTAGTCGGAGGCCCGTCCGAATAAGTATCCAACATTCTTTTTTGTGCTGCTGCCGTATCAGCCCTGCTTTGATACCAGTTTCCTGTTCCCGGATCTTCGTGGTGTACCCCAATCCAGTAGGGCGTATCTGCAATAACATATATTTGATTGGCTCCTGAAAAGGCAAAGTCTATCGCATCCTCCGAAGTGTTGGATACTGTAACCTCATCACCTGTAGCCAGAAGTGTATTAGGACTTCCGCCCGAATCAGAATAAACGACACCCCTTGCTTTTGAAGTAGAACCAGCATCCACCCAGCACCTCATGGTTAGTTTCACAAGCCTTCCGTTTGAGGAGGGCGTAGCTGAGCTTACTTCAAGCCTGTCAGCAGAGTTGGAGGAACTGGATGCCCCATCGGTAGTCTTTCCAAAGGTATCTGTTGACCCTTCTGAAGGGCTGACAGAGGGAGATGCAGAAGGACTGACGCTGGGACTGGCACTAGGACTCTCGCTCACCGACGGAGATATTGAAGGCGACTCTGATGGTGAAGCACTAGGAGATGCACTTGGGGATGCGGAGACTGACGGAGAGATGCTGGGACTGGCTGAAGGGCTTTCTGATGGACTGGCCGAAACAGAAGGGCTGATAGATGGGCTAGCGCTAGGACTGGCAGAAGGACTGGCACTGGCAGATGGGCTAATTGATGGACTTGCCGAGGGACTCTCGCTGGGACTGGCGCTTGCTGAAGGGCTGATGGACGGTGAGATGGATGGGGAGGCAGAGGGAGACTCACTTGCCGACGGACTAACTGAAGGCGACGCACTGGGGCTGGCACTAGGTGATTCAGAAGGCGAGACTGAAGGACTCTCACTTACAGATGGGCTTATGCTTGAAGATTCCGAAGGACTAGCGCTGGGACTTGCGCTAGGAGACTCACTAGGGCTAGCACTTACCGAGGGGCTGATACTGGGAGAAGCGCTTGGACTGGCGGAAGGGCTGACAGAAGGAGATACAGATGGAGAAGCCGATACAGATGGACTGATAGATGGCGAAGCGGAGGGAGACGCCGATGGTGAAACAGATACCGAGGGGCTTACAGATGGTGACGCACTAGGACTAGCGCTAGGACTTGCTGATACGCTGGGAGATGTAGAAGGAGAAGCCGAAGGACTGGCAGAGGGACTTCTACTTGGAGATGCCGAGGGCGAGGCTGAAACTGAAGGGCTGATACTAGGAGAAGCCGATGGAGAAACAGAGGGCGAAGCTGACCCGGGCGTTGTGTATTCCACATATAACTTGGGGCGGTATCCTGCAGTAGAAGCACCACTACTATGTATACTCATGACATCTCCGCCCGTACTACCTTTCAAAACTATTCCATAGTTGGCACTTACCATCTCAGAAAACTCGGTTGTATCTAATGTAAAAGTCTTAGCTGCGTTTGCTGACCACGAAGTATTGAATGTAGCGGAACCCATTGAGGTAGAATCAAAGTCTGTTCCGCTAACACTACATCCTGCATTTGTTCCACCATTATTATCTGTATCCCCTGCCCAGCGTACTGTTGAGGGATTAGCATAGTTCCAAGTAGCTCCCTCAACCCACCCACTGTTGGCAGATAAGATTCGATAAGCGTTCCAAGTACCGCTTCCCCAGCTTAGGGCGGTTTGACAATAAAGAGTAAGAGTTGCTGAAGTAATAGTTTTTCCTACAAGCTCAGATAAATCAAACTTAAGAAGTATTTGATAACCACTGGTAATTTCAAAGATAGCTTCTTCTCCGTAAACAGTATTGGCAGAATAAGAGTTGGTATAGGTATCTACCGCTGTTGCCTCGGCTGGTTGTAATGTTAGTGGTGATGCCATTTAGGTTATTTTCTTTCCAGAAAGCCCGCTGGCTTTGTAATTAACATGTGTTAATTATACGATTTTAGGACTTATTTAGCGAGGATTCATGGGCCTTTAGAGCATCTAAATCTTCCTGTTTCCAACCCTTAATAGGCCAGAAACGCTCTACAAGCCAGCTAATGGGGTATATTTGCTTGTCGAATTTTCTGTTAAGGAAAAGATTCCATACATTATCTTTAGTCCTCTTGGTGTCACGACCTCCCAGTTGATAGGGAAAACCGAAGTCTCCGCCCTGAGTTCTGAACATGTGGGCGTACCAAGTCTTACGGTTAACAAGAACTCTGCCTCCCGAGAGCCAAGTCTTACAGGCTATCTCAATTCCCTGGTTTCCCCAGTTGCCAAGTTCCTCCCCGCAGATGTTAAGCTCCCAGTATTTTTCTCTGGTAAGCATAAAGCAGGAACCTTGCAGACTCATGGTCTCGTTGAAACCTTCCTCTATCATCTTTTGTACCTCGGGCCTTTTAAGGTATTCGTTCCAGTATTGAAAGTGTGGCTCTGCATCAAAGCAGTAGGAGTTACTCTGTGGGCGTTCCTTGCCTATCCACATAAGTTTTCTTTCAAACTTGGTTCCTTCGCAGGGAGTCTCTGTTCCCTTGTAGTTTTCCTCTTTGCACTTGGTGGGGGTGGGACCCTGATACCACTTCTTTCCGCAGGTCTTGCACTTCCAATCAAACGCCCACAGGTTTCTCATGGTGGGAACCATAGTCACGTTGTCTCCCGTTACGGTAAACGCCTCTAACATCTTCCTATCAAAGCCCTTGTCAAATGAGCAGTGGGCGTCGACCTTCATGATGTATTTGGCTCTGCTGAGTTTAGCGGCTAGGTTCGCACCCGCCCTTTGACCTATGGATTTGTTCACATAAATGAGGTTTACATTGGGTAGCTGTGGGACGGGAGGGTCGTCTGGCACTCCATCAAGGAGAGCGATAACTTCTGTCTCTGCTTCCCGGTTTTTGACTATATCCAGCACGGTTTCCCTGAGGAACATCTCGTTACGGCTGGGGATTATTATTGATAGTTGCATCTATGGTTCTCCTTAGGCCTTCTTCAAGGCTAATTTTAGGCTTCAGACCCAGCACCCTTTTGACTTTGGACATGTCTGCCAGAGTCTGCGGGGGTTCGAATACTTTCGGAACGTACTCTGGAAGCACGCTCTTTCCCATTATAGAACAAATCGTAGCGTAGAGTTCGTTTATGGAAACACTCTTGCCTGAGCCTGCATTAAACGCCTCTCCGTATTCCTTGCAGGTAGAAGCCGCCAAGATAATATCTATCACGTCATCCACATAAACAAAGTCCCTCTCCTGTCTGCCGTCTCCTGTTATCCACGGGGTTTCTCCACTGCTTAGGTACTTTATAAAGTTAGGAACTGCAGCAGCGTAGGGTCCACCGGGAGCCTGTCTTGCACCAAAGACATTGAAGGGTCTTATTGAGTTTACCTCAAGACCGTAGAGCTTTCCGAAGAGTTTTGCGTACTGTTCCCCTACCCACTTTTGTAGGGCATAGGGAGACATAGGGTTAGGCTCGGCACTCTCAGGGGTCGGACACACGTTTTCTCCGTATAAGGAAGAGCTGGAGACAAACACAACTCTCTTAACTGCATGATCCATAGCGTGTAGGAATACCTTTATGGTTCCCTCCACGTTTATTCTGTTAGATTCCTCAGGGTGTTTGATAGACCACTGAGGTCGTGTCAAGGCAGCCAGATGAAACACCACGTCAACCCCGTCAAACAACTCTCCTATTCCCTCGTCCATTATGGAGGCACCACAGACGTTATCTATTATCACTACCTCTCCTTCTCTGCTAAGTCTTTCAACCAGATGGCTTCCGAGAAACCCCGAACCCCCGGTACATAAATACTTCATAAATACCTCCTTCGCACTTCCTCCGCTGAACCCCACAGCGGTAAATTTCTAACTTTAATCTTTTGTTCATATCCTGTTTTAAATCCAATCCCAGCTCTGGTCTTGAAGTAAAGAACAGGCTCCTTGCTTGTCCAGAAGTTCTCATCCTTTTCTTCAAAGATAAACTGAAATGGCTCTGGCTCCCAGCTATTGGGATTAACAATAATCTTCTCTATGCTCTTGATCCAGTGTTCCCGCCCGCACATCTGTGCACCCTCCACCCACTTCTTTTTCCAGAACCAATCTCTGCCGTCAAAGTGCACCCACAGGTTAGTGTAGCGGTACACTCTATCCTTATGTGGTGGAGTGAAAGTAAAGTATTCTCTCGGGTAGAGTACGTCGGATTCCGCAGCTACGCAAAAGTCGGTGGTGGCTTCCCTTAAGCCTATCAGGATTTGCTTAAAAGAGTTTGAGTAACAGACGGGCTGTTCCCCTATGCAGATATTTTTCCCAAGGTCTACGGGCTTTCTGGTAACGGAAATGATGGGAAGATCCCAAGCCTTTTCCTTTATGTTATCTATAATCTTTTGCTCAAACTCAGGCTCCTCTGTGCAGGCTGAGTAGTAAATTACGGTATTCATTTGAATTGTTTCCTGAACCTTTCTGAAACTAAATCTAATCCGACAGGGTTCTTGCCCCCTACGAATATGTCCATCATGTCTGGGGTCAGGTGAAAGTGTACTACCTTAAGGGGTTTGTCTGCCTGCTTCCAGTTGCTTCTCATGTTACAGGTATTGAAGTTGTAAGTGATGTTTAAAAGCTTTACCCTCTTTCCCATCTCGGTACGTCGTGACAAGTCGAAACTATCTCCCATCACGGAAGCCATGGCCTTCTGTTCTGTGGCCTTGTGCTTGTAGCTGTACTCTTTCAGGGCTTGAAATATATCCTGCGACTCTTTCTTAAAAAAAATTGTCCCCGCAGCCCACATAGGCATCCTGCCGTAGTTACACACTCCCATGTCATAGCCCCTCATATCCAACCCTGCAAATTGGTTGACCTGAAAAGCGTCTAGGTCATGCACCCAGTAAACATCACTACCGATTAGCCCCATCTCAAAAAGTTTCAGAACAGCGTTTATCTTGGATACAGTAGGGCTGGGAGGAAAAGACACGCCATCTACAACCGCTGCCTCTACTCCATTGTACTCAAAGGAGAAGTCTGTCAGAAGCCAGACATCCTCTCTTTTCCATCCAAGCTCAAGGGAGTTATCTATCTGAATCTTTACGGCTCTCTCAGCCCACTCGTTAAAGTTTCTTTTTATGTAGACTAATATATTTTTCATAGATTCCTGTAAAGCTCTGCAATCCTTTCAATGTGATAGTTCTCGGAAAACTTAGCTACCTTGTCTGCCCATGCCTTGTGGTACTCCCTGTCCTTAAAAGCTACTGCTTTAAAAAGCATGTCCTCAACGTCGAAAGCTCTTACGTAGTAGTCCTCTATCTCCTTGTTACCCTGAAGGGCAGTGGAAGATATGGAGATAGCCGGAACCCCAAATGAGCCGGCGTTTATCATCTTGGTAGGAATCTTAAACGGGCTGTCCCCGCCTACCCACTCGGCATAGATGAAAAGGTCTATGCTCTTGTAAAAGTCCATAGCATCCTGTCTGGTCTTGTAGTTCCAGCAGGTCTTGAAATCAAATCCAATCTCTTTCATCCTTCCTGCAATGTCCTCGTAAAGCTTAAAGCCCGCAGGAGACGGCACCCCCGTAAACCCTCCTATAGATATCTCTGTCCGTGTCCTTCTTATCCTCTCCTGGTTTATGTGGTGTGAGGGAATCAAGACCAGCTCGTTAGGTAGAATTTTCTTAAAGTATTCAAAGCCACACTTAGACGCTGCTATACCCTTAACCTTCGGGCGTGCCTTCAGCTTTGATATAAGATCAGTTCCGTCTAAGATATCAACCCAATCTCCATCCCGCACCTTACTGAAATCCTTAGGCTTAACGTGAATACACACGTCGTTCTCAAATCCCTCTTTGGGATTAAGCTTGGCTCCAAGATACTCCGACATCTCCTCAGCCCTGATTCGTGAGGATACGTTTCTGGTAACAAGCTCCTTCTGATGTTTGGAGTAACTATGACCGACGTAGTTTTCTGCA